AATAGTGCTGAGAAGGCTGGAAATAAGATGAAGGAGTCTTTTACACCTCTCTCCGAAAGACTAACCACTTCTTATTTTGAAACTATATCTGATACTCTTGGGAATATAGTTAGTGCATCTGAAAATGCTTCAGAGGCATTTAAAAATATGATACAAAGCATGATTAAGGATACTATAAAACTTATTATTAAATTACTACTTCTGAAGGCTTTGCAGCAAGCTACAGGAACAGCTACAGGAGGTATTGGGGGTGCTTTAGGAAAATATGCTACAAAAGAGCTAAAGAATTACGGTATAGGAGGAGGATCAGAAAACAGAGGTTCGTTTTCTGGTGCTGCTGTTCCTTCGGCTATGATGCCAATGTTGGCAAAGGGGGGACTTCCTGCTATGATGGGTGGTGGAGCAGGGGGAGAAACTTATGTGATAAATATTAATGCTACAGATGCCCAGAGCTTTGCCAATATGTTAAGAACCAGACCTGCTCAGGAGATGATTGGACATTCTGTTTCTGAAAAGTTTGTGCATAATTCTGGGCTAAGAAGGACTTTAAGGAGGGGTTATTAATGAGCAACGAGATTTTCAAATGGCAACCCCATCTTCTTGATTTTGATTCTTCAGTAAGATTCAATACTATAAGGAGCACATTTGAGAATGGTGTTGTCCAGAGAAGAAATTTATTTCCTAGGGAAATAAGAAAATGGAAGTTTAATTTTCATGCAGGAGTTTTTTCTCCTACGGATAGGAAGAAAATACAAGATGAGATTTTGTCTTTCTTTATAGCCAGAAAGGGAAGTTATGAGAATTTTTGGCTTCCTTCTTGGGAGTTAGAAGCAGAAATTACCGGACAGACTACTAATCAAATTACTCTTGCTGAAAGCCCCACTGCGTTGGGGTTTAGTGCTACATCAGGGGAAGGTGGCAACTACATTTATATTTGTGATAGGTATTGCACAGGATTTGGGAGAAGCACCATTACTCACGAAATAAGAAGGATTACTTTAATATCAGGAAGTGGACCTTATACAATAACACTAGATGCAAGTTGCACCAATTCTTATAGTGCAGGTGCTAAAGTACAAAAAGCCTTTAAGGTCTATTTTGAAAACGATGAATTAGTTAGAGGGTTTAAGTGTCCCTACATATGGGAGTCCCCTTTAGAATTTGTGGAGGATGTGGCTGATGCATACTCAACCACTTTTGGATTCTAATGAGTAAACCATCTTTATTTTTAAAAGAAGCTCAGAAGCAGAACAACGCTTTGATTAACCTTGTTGCCGTTGAGGTTAGTAAAGTATATTTAGGAAAGGCACAAACAGGAAGTTCTGTTTCTAAATATGTTCTTGATGCCAATTTATCTAATTTACTGATAGAAGAATCTACATTGACAAGTGGTGATAGAGGGGATGGTTATGCTTGGGTAGTTAGTGTAGAAAAAGGAAATGACATAGGAGCAAGAAGAATTGTTACAGGAAGGAGTGGTGTTGATCTATTCTTTACACCATCGTTAATAACCACACCTGTTGCTGATTATGACCAATTTCGTATATCTAAATATATGTTTTTAGCTTGTTGGAATCAGCCAGTAGATTTTTATCTTCCGGATCATTCTAACACTACAGATGATATTGATATTAAATATATGCCGTTTCCCTTATCAATTTCCCCTGTCGGTAATACAATTACAGGGGAAATATATAATATGGGGGTTTCGGTTTCAAATGTAAATAGAATAATAGGAAATGCTATTCAAATGGCAGGGGGGTTAAGAGGAAATAGAGTAATTCATTTACGAGTATTTTACGGACTGACTAATCAAGGGAGAGATTTTTCCTTTCAAGATATAATGTACATAAATACTGTATCCATTACACAGGATAATGTAGAGTTTGGATTAGAAAGCAGATTGAACATATTGGGGATACAAATCCCCACTAATTTATATCTAAGAGATTTTTGCAGGTTTCTTTTTAATTCTACAGAATGTGGGTATGATGGAACTTCTTTGGATACGGATGCTTATCCTATGGCATCCAGCTCAAGTTGTGACCATACTTTGAGAGGACCAAATGGATGTTCTGCACACAAAAATACTAGACGATTTGGAGGGTTTCCAGCAATTGCCGCCAGATAAAACCCATTTAGATTTTTTGGGATTACAGTTTAAGCACCAAGGTAGAGATTGGAATGGTGTTGATTGTTGGGGATTGGTAATTTTATATTACAAAGAAGTTTTGGGAATTGAACTTCCGGATTGGGATTATGAACCTGATTGGAGTAAAAGAGGTGGAAACTTTTTTATTGAGAAAAATAATGGAATTGGTGTTCGAGTAAAACGTCCCAAAAAAAATGATGTGGTTTTGTTTTATATAGATAAGAATACTAAAGTTCCTAATCATGCTGGAATAGTTACGGATACCTTTGCAAAGTTTATGATACAGGCAGGAAAAAGTGGGGTATGTTCAGCTTGTTATGAAGCACCAATTTGGAAAAATAGGTTGGAAGGATTCTATAGAATATGTCCAAATTAATTTTAGTAACTAATCCTATAAACAACGAGCAGATAGAATATAGTGGAGATCATCCTACACTATTATCACTTATTCAAGGATTTGTTATTTCCAATCCTGATTATGTAAACTACTTTTTTGGACAAGATAGTCGTGTGGCCATTCACATAAATGGTGAAAAAGTAACTGATTTCAATGTGTTAGAAAGTATTTTATCTGATTCGGATGAAATAATAATACACCCATCTATAAATGAGCCTGTTACTATTATAGCCATGATTTCAATGGCAATAGCTAAAATAGCTGCTGTTGGGTCTGCTGTTTGGGGGGCAGGTATGGCAGTAACCGGAGCAGGAACATTTGCTATGTCTGCTGCTACAGTAGCTGGAGCAGGATCAACCATTTCAGCGTTGGGTGGTACTGTAATTACAGTTGGAGGAATAGTAAAAACGGCTTTAGCTGCAACTGCTCTTATAGGTGTAGCTTCGGCTTTTTCTTCTCATAAACCGTCAATGTCTGGCGGTGATGACGATCCAGGAAGAAATTCACCCACATATGGGTGGCATGTTCAATCATCTTCAGATGAAGGTATTCCTATAGCAATACCTTATGGTAAAACCAAAGTAGGCGGAAACATTATTTCAACCGTATGTGAATCAAGAGCTTCTTTTATTTATGATTGGTTTGCACCTAAAGATAGTTGCCCTCTAATTGCTATTCCTTTAATACCTTCTCCTGTTCTTCCAATACCGTTTGTAAATGTGGCACTAACAGGATTATGGCCTCCTGTTCGTGGGTTTTATTGTAAACTAGATCCAAATCCTTGGTTTTACATATTCTTTTCTATAAAGGTTCTTACATGGGGGGATGTGGGTGATTTTAAGGAAGTTCTGGAGAACTTGGGTAATGATGGATATATAAGAAATAAAGAAGATTTGGATTATGCTTTTGAAGCTATAAAGAATGGAATTTCCGGTTTCTTCCAAAGAAGATTCAATGCATCTTTTTCAGCACAAGTTTTGGCAAAGATTAATAGCTGGAGAGCAAGTGGAATTGGGGCAAATAAAAATGATGTAATAGATTTATTGGGGTTTGATAAATTAAGTTTATCCAGATCAGATTTTGGTAGTGGAAGCACTACGGCACAGAACACAATAATTGAAGAAATTTATCGGCACATTACTACAGTTATTTCCGGTAGAAATCTTACAATTGAAGTGGTTTTCCCTGCTTTAACAGGAACGGAGTACGGAATTACTTTTGATTATGAAGCAAATTCTGACAGAAATCTTGGTATTTACATTGTCGGTTGTATTGTAGGTGATCCTTATAATACCGTTCCTCAATGGTGCATCAGTGATTTTATGGGTCTTACTGTTAATAAGGATTTTATTAACTTTGAGAACTTTACTCTTGCCGGTCCTCAAATAGGTTTATCTGATGAACAATATTTAAATCAATTAATAGCTTTAGGGGAAGGAGAATGTACAGGATTAGAACAGGTATTTGTAAATGATAATCCTATATCAAGTTTTCCTGCTGTAAAGTATTTCTTCTGTCCAGGAAAAAATGAGCAGGTTCTTTCCAGTTTTATATCAAATGATGAAATGGATTCCTTTACCAATACGGCAACTTCCTATTCGGTAAATGCAGAACTTAATGAACCTTTTGACTATGCTCTGCACACCTGTAATGTTCCTGTAAATAATGTTTATGTTCGTTGTTCTTTTATAGCCAATAGAATGTCTGTAAAAGGGAAGTTGGGTGATCTTGAAGATAAACCGATACACTTTGCCATATTGGTAGGATTCGATGATACTTCAGATTTTAGTAATTTTATTCCAGGGTCTGGTGGAGTCGTAGGTGATTTAATTGCTAATCTTGCAAATTTGGGTATTGAAGGAAGATATATTCCCTTTATTTATAAAGAGTACGGTGGTAGCAGAGAAACAATACACAAAATGTACAGAGCGTTTCCTCTTGTTGATTATATAAATGGAAAGATGGAGGATTTTGTTCGAGACTTCCCTGGAACTATTCAAGTAATGTGTGCTTTTTTTGGAATTACACAGGTTGATGGGGAAGATATAGATTGGATGAAGTTTAATAGGGTGGGGGCAGGATTTCCTGGTGTTCCCTATTCTTGGGATGACTGTACCGATTACCGAGAGCAGGTATATGATGAGTTAAAAGAAAAGGTGCAGGAGCTTTATATTAATGTTTCGAGAAGATTGGTTGTAAAGGTCATTAGATTATCCCCTCATGTAGATAATAACAGATATAGTGATAAAATGAATGTATTAGGATTTGACCAGATAACCTATGCTGGATTTAACTATCCTAATACGTCATTGTTAGGGATTAGAGTAAGAGCAACGGAACAGTTTTCCGGAAGTGCTCCTAAGATAACTACTATATTGAAGGGCAAAAAAATTCGTGTTCCTAAACTTGTTTTGTTAAACAATTCTGCTGAAAGGGTTTACCACGAGTTTGCTTGGTTTGATGAAGATGTAGGTCGATATAGAAGCATGAACCACAATGGTCAGCTTTGCATGTATTCAAAGGATTCAGAAGGAAATTATGTTTGGATTGATGAATATAGCAATAATCCTATTTGGTGTCTATACGATCTTCTCACCAATGCACGATATGGACTTGGTTCGTATATAGAACATAGTGACCATGACATTAATCGATATATAGCAATGGCACAGCATTGTGATGAAATGGTGCCTGATGGAACGCAAAGATTTGCTGCTGAGTTTACTCCTAATAGTTTAACCGATACGGATATAGATTATTTTACTAAAGGGCAACTTTATTTTGATGAAGAAACAGGGAATTGGCTTAGGGATGTAGCCAGTAGTTCAGTGGATCAGACCAATTATGGGTATAGAAAAAGAATAAATGGGCAGGCAGTATTTTCTAAAAACTCTTCAGGCGGTTGGACAAAATCAATAATTACAGAATTGCAGAGGTTTACTGATTCTGCTACAGGAGTTTTTAGCTATGTAAGGTTTTTATTTCTTCGTGCCTATACAAATGGAACATCCTACTGGACGAATAATCCTCCTTTGAATACAGGTAATAGAGAATACCAATTAGGGGAAAAGCGATACCAATTAAATTTGTATATTGATGATCAGTCAAGTGCAATAGATACGGTAAAATTGATTTGTGATACGTTTAGATGTTCTCCTGTTTGGGTAGGGGGAATGGTTCGTCCTGTTATTGATAGGTTAGAAGATCCAAAGTCTGTTTTAGGTATGGGGAATATAATTCAAGGATCTATGGGGATTTCCTATACTCCTATATCCGATATTCCTAATATTATTACGGCACAATTTCAAAATGAAGAGAATTACTATGAGAAAGACACAAGGCAAATTATTGATCCTGATATAGATGAATCTTTTTCTCTTGATATAACAAGGACACCTAGAAGAAAAGATATAAAGTTAATAGGGATAAGTAATCCTTCTCAAATACAAAGAGAACTGCATTATAGAATGATGACTGGAAAGCACCGTACTTCTCTTATTTCTTTTAAAACAGGAATAGAGAACTTAAATATGGTTGCCGGTGATGTGTTTGAATTTACACACGATCTTCTTATTAATTCAGGGATGAGTGGTAGGATACTTGATAGAGATTCAGATGCATTGATTCTTGATCAGGATGTTTCCAGTTTAACAGGATCATTAGTAATTCAGATTAAGAACATTTCTTCTGACGGTACGGAGTCGGTAGAAGATTATTCAATAACATCAATTGGTTCTGATGGAAGAACAATTCAAGTAAGCGGTCTTCCTGAAGTTGATTCTGATTTTCCGTTTAAATTTCGTCCTTATATTATTAGCAATGTTACAAACACTTCTGAAAAATACAGAGCTTTAACAGTAATTCCTGATACAAACGGTGAAGTGGATGTAACGGCAATTGTCTATAAAGAAGAAGTTTTTGGGGATAAAAGATTATTAAATAATGGTAGTGGTTACACAGCCTATAGTGATGGAACAATTGCATTTCAGGAAAATAGATTATCTTTAGTTCCTGTTTTGTTCAGCACCTATCCTGTTACTGATTTGAAAGCCTATGCTCAGTTAAGTAGTTTTGCAGGGAAAGCAGATGTAGTTTTATCTTTCCGACCTCCTGTAGCATTGAAATATGTCGGGGCATTAATACAATGGAAAGATCAAAGTATAGGATACTATCCTTCTGAAAATGTTAAAAGGGTGGGACGACAAGCAGTAAATCAAGTAATAATAGAGAATTTAAGTATAGGAAATACCTACACTTTTTCGGTTACTGCTGAGTATAAAGATTCACCGGCAGCAGGATCCCATTATTCATATCCTGTTGAAGTTATTTTAAAAATTGATACATCGGCAATTATAAATGATGATGATGATCCCGAAAATCCGGAGAATGAAATTCTTACTCCTAGTCCACCTAAGAATTTACGTTTGAGTCCTCTTAGTGTATCACCTTCATTTACAAATTGGATACATCCTGAGCTTGCTAATAATTACTGTTATCATTCATTTTTTACTGTTGAATGGGACAGAGGTGGGTTTGATGGAAGCAACAATTTCTGGGAACAAAAGGGAAATTGGATTGACCATTATGTGTTATCTATCAAAACATCTTATGATAATAGACAGCCTGAGAACACAAAGGAAATTGTTCTTCCTTTCTGGTCAAGTTCCTATACCGTAACTCTTTTAGATATGGGAATACAGAGATGGGCAGATAGAGAAAATGTAAAAAATGTAAACATATCAATTGTTGCTTTTTCTAATCATGGAAGATTCAGTTCACCAAATGGGTGTGTGAGAATCTTTGCTCCTATAGATGAAACCGTACCTGGTCTTTCTCCTCCTGATAAGGTGTTTACCTATCCTATATACTTCGGTGTTATTGTTGAATGGATGAGTATGTATGATTGGGTGGATGTGGATCATTTTGAAGTGGAGCTTAGAGGATGGAAAGCTGGAAATGCGCCTAAGTCCACTACTGATGAATCCTCTTCTGATTATTACTGGCACTCTCCTTTAAATAAAAACAACCATGTAAAGAAATGTTCTTTGCCGTTTACTTATTTTCATATACCTTACTCAGAAAAACTAGAACGGTTGGGAAAATGGCCTTTTGGAGTAATGATAGGAGTAACATGGAAAGCAAAGGTTACAGTTGTAAATAAACAAGGGGCGGTAGCAACATCTTTTTCACTACCTGGGGATTCAAGTGACAGTGCCTATATAAATGATTCTAGTGGTGGGGGAAATGATGATGTGAGTACAGGAGCTATACCAGATTGGGCATTATCAAGTACAACCACTAATACTGCAATATTTGATAATGTGGGGGTGTTTGGAGTTCCACCTACTGTTGATTGGATGAGAACTAATGCTCTTAATTATACTACTGATTATGATGAAAGACAGGAATTAGTTGATTCAATTGTTACAAATAAAAATGGAATTACTTATAATTGCACGGCTCTTACTACCGGAGTTGCTAGATTAGCCTACCATAGTCCTGGGGAAGAAAGATATAAGGGTTTGTACGTATATACAGATGTTCCGGCAAGAGTATGGGTAGAATACCTTTGCCCTGTTGCCGGTGATTATACTTTAGCAGAATGGAGATATTTAGGTGGTACTTCTTCTCATACAGTAAGTGGTGGTTATTTAGTTGATTTGGGTGGATTAACTCCTTTTTACACAGTGGATAGATATGTAAATATTCCAGCCGGTGGTACTCAACTTGATTTCCCATTTACTGTAGTAACTAGATTTATTAGATTGGTTATAAGACCATCTTCAGGATCTAATGTTACAGTTAGGGAATTAAGATTTAACCGAACAGGTGAATTTGATAGTTTAACAGTTGGGGAACTTTCGGCTATTTCTGCTGATCTTGGAACGGTAACTGCCGGAAGTATTTGGATAAATTTAGTTCCTGAACAAGCTACCATTATTGACACAGGCAAAGGTGGTTTGTATGTCGGGGATTGGGGAATTGTAGGATATAACGGAAGAAGCCAGGTTGTATTCAGTTTTTGGACGTATAATGGAGCAGTAATGTTCAAAGGCTGGAATGGAGAAGCTGCCGTAATAGTGGACACTGGTGAAAATTCCAGTAGTACGGCAGATGGTGTTATTAGGATAAGTGGTTCTGGGAAAGGAATAGTAATTGGAGATCAAGAGGATTCGATTACTATAGGAAGGGAAATAGGAGAAGGTGGAACTACTAATTACATAAGATTGGATGCTGGAACATCAGTAATTGAATTATCAAACGGCGGAAACATCAATGTTCTGACCGAGGGCCAAATTAAAATTGAATCTGATAAAGGGATTAAAGTAGGGTCAGCAGGAAACATTGAAGTAGCAAGCGGTGGATATATTAATATAGCTGCACAATCACGAATTTCTATTTCTTCCAATGGATACATAGAATTAGATTCTGATGGGGAAATGAGATTAAGTTCTTCTTCCCACATAAAAGTTGCTTCAGGGGGTGATATTGAATTACAAGCAGGGTCGGATTTGAACCTGATAGGAGCAACAATGACGCTTAGTTCTGATTCGTTTATGGAACTAAACGGTACAAATGTCAGAATTCACACAAGCGGAACTTTTGGAATAGGTGTAGATTTTGATAATCCTGCTTTCCTGTTTAATATTTATAATGAGGATCTTAAAATAGGAAAGTTTGGATCTAAGTCCATGATAATAAGTGGGAAAGACGGAGTATTCTATAGTTATAATTTTGAGTCAGGTCTTTTAGGAAAAGGATTCCAAATAAGTTCAGACGGATCCATAGAAGCAAATGATATTTCTTTGCGAGGAACATTGTCTGCTTCTACCTTCGTTTATGATGAAATATCTTCTGTCGGCGGTAAGTTTATATTTACAAAAACAGCATCTTTATCAAGAGGTTTAGATTCTGTAGATGATGATGTTATATTTTTGGATAACGATCCTGGGTTTGATGTCGGGGAATTTATCTGGATAAAACAAGGGATATATCAAGAAAGGATGAAGATAATTCGTTCTTATCCTTGGTATTCTGATATGAGTTATTATCAAAAAGAAGTAACTCAAGTTGGCACTCCTTTTAAATGGAGTACCACAAAATATGCCGGTGATTCCTGTGTGTTTTTTAATAATTCTTTTATCACTGTAGATGCAAATGATGATTTTAAGTATGACGGTGACTTTTGTTGGGAAGCAGCAGTATATCTTTTATCTGAAGAAGATAACGGAACTATAATTTCTGCTAAGGGAATATCTTCAGGAAATAATTTTTATAGAGATTATTCTAGTGGAGAGCATATTTGTACATCACGACCTGGATACCCACCTTCTATTGATGAAAGTGATAAAAAGTTTGGTTTGAGTAGCTGTAAATTAAAAACAGATTCTGGATCTTATACCTACTTTTCTTTTACACAACAAAATGAAAATGATATTAGTAATTTATTCTCCTCTTCCGGTGAAGAGTACACCATTGAATTTTTTACAAAACCGAGTGGTAATACTAGCGGAACTATATGCGCTTCCTATGCGGATTCAGAAGAATTGATAATAACCGATCCACGATTTGGTTTTTCTATAAATTACAACACAAATAAGGTTTATCATACTGTTACTAGTGGGTATGAATTGGATACTGTATCAGGGGAGTTGACCCTTGGTTCTGATTGGGTACATGTGGCAGCACAAAGACGAGGAACTTCAATTGAAATATATGTAGATGGAAGCCTAACAAGTTCTTGTGATTCTCGATATTATCCTTCTTTTAGCGGTGAAAACATATGGGTTGGTAAGTGGCCTTTAAGTTCATATTACGGTGGGCAGATAGATGAGTTTAGAATATCCAATACTGCTAGATATTCAGGGGAAAGTTTAACAGTTCCAACCGAGCAGTTTGTGAATGATGACAACACCGTTGTGCTATTTCATTTTAATGATGATAACGAAGAAATATTAAGATTGGGGTATAGCGGAGAACGTGGTTTTTACTTTCAAGCTAAAAGTGCTGAGAATGATGTCAATATTTATTTAGAACATGGTCAGATGGAATCAGGGGAAACTTGGCATAATGTGGCAATTAGTAGGAACAGTGGTTCATTTAAATTGTTTGTCAATGGATCTGTAGTTGATTCAGCAAACACAGAATCACCTTTGCCCGAAATAAATTACCCGACTATGATTGCTGCTTATAATTATATTCCACATTTTGTTGGATATATGGATGAATTGAGAATATCAAATGGGCAGGCTCGTTATACTTCTGATTATACTCCTTCAACAGAAATACAGGAAATTGATTCAGACCATGTTTTATATTTGCCTTTCGATACACCTGGGGGAGTTTATGAAGTAGAAAGAGGTTTTACAAGTACAGTAAGTGAAGGATATGTTGAAGAAACCTTTAACTACATAGATGACTGTAGTGATTTTCTTGCTTGGACATATTACAATTTATTTTCCGGTGGGTATGGAATAATAAGAAATGATACGATAATTAGAACAAGCGGAGGTTATTCCAAATTAGATTTGCCCTCTGATTTTACTACAGTGGTAGGATCAAGATGGAATACAAAATTTAAAGTTAGCACCTCTCCTAATTCTATTTCCAGTACATATAAATTTGATGATTCAGAAACAAATTGTTATCAGGCATTATGCTTAGTCGGGGAGATGGAGGGCACAAGCGGTAGAGGTCTTTGTTTTACCATAGGAAGAACTTCTGGTGGGGTGCTTTCCATGTTTAGACAATATCATGGGGGAAGTGGCACGTTTGCCTATGAAACATTATTTCCATTAACTGAAGAGGCTATTTATGAAATGGAAGTATACGTTAAAAGTGAGTACAGTCCATATTCTGGACTTTATGGTTATTATGTGGATATATATTTATATGATAGTAATGGGACAAGGATTTATACAATAACAAATGTCCCTGTTTCCTGTCATCTTAATAGTGTCGGGTATTATGTTTATGATTTTTCAAGTTCGGGACAATCATACATAGATGTTGATTTTGTTTCAATTGTATACCAGTATGTAGTAGAACAGGTTATTCAGGGGGATGGTTCTAAATATCTTTGGCCAAAAGGAACCGTTTTAGTTAGTTTAGGTGGAGCTGTTAATGATGGTTTTGTATTAATTGATGCTGAGTCCAGTACTTCCCCATATTTAGATTTATACAGAAGAAGTGGAAGTGTGCATTTTGAAAGCTACCAGCTTAAAGTAAGATTAGGAAATCTTCAAGGGGTGGCTGATATAACAAACGGTACTTGGCATGATACTTCCCCTGGATATGGGTTGTATTGTGATAATGTTTATTTGAAGGGGAAACTATACCTTGGATCTGGGCAGGATTTGAAATTAGTTACCACCCAAACTGATTCTTCTAAGCTTATTTGGACAACTCTTTCTGGGGGGGCATTGGTACATTTAACTTCAAGCATCAGTTCAAACCTTTGTGTTGTTGAACTATACCCTCTTGGTCTTGTTAAATGCCATTTGGATTTAGGAAACTCCGGAAATAAATTTGATCAGATATACCTATATGGGAAAGAAGTAATAAGTTTATTATCCGATCAACACATAATTATTCGAGCAGGGAATTCTACATCCTACCAATTAGTTCTTGATACAAAAAGATTGGTGACTGTAGACGATTCGGGAAATTATTGGCATGGATATACAGGAACATTTAAAGATTATTATGGGAACAATGTTTATTTTTGTAGAGGTTTATGTATAGGTGTACTATAATATAATTAACCCTAATAAGGAGGATGTTTTATGAAGTTTACAATCGGTGAAAGAATTCTGTTGACAACTAACCTTATTCCTAGTCAGGGGTCTATGACCGAAATGATTATAGTAAGAGATTTACAAAATAAGGTTGGAATAAACCAATCTGATATTGTAAAGCATAAAATTCATGAAAAGCCTGGTCCTGATAATAGAAAAATATTAAATTGGGAAGAAACGGGTGATTTTTATGATATTGAATTTACTAGCTTGGAACTGGATTTGTTAAAGAAAACTGTAAAACTATTGGATGAAAAGAAAATGATTACATTACAGCTTCTTCCGTTGTTAGAGAAATTAGACATAATGATGTGAGGTGAACCATGATTTACCAGACAGGAACAGTTACAGTTACCCACGGATCTAATACCGTAACAGGGTTAGGAACTAAGTTTCTGACTTATGTTAGTAAAGGAAATCTGTTCAAGATACAGGATGAAAGAGGTGTTTATTTTGTAGCTTCGGTTGATTCCGATACCCAAGTAACTTTAGTTTTCCCTTATAAAGGGTCAACAGGAAGCCTTCTTGATTACTCAATAATCGCAGATAAAACACCTAATTTAGGTCTTCCTTTTATAGATCGAAGAGATCCGGATGCTGCTCAGGTTGTAAATGCTGCCTTGACTATGATTGATTATCAAGCAGGAGATTTTCTTGATTTTCAGTCTCTTACAACTGTTACCTATTCCGGTGAATCGAACTTTTTTATTCGAGGTGATTACCATACTGATGAATTATGTGATGGAAGAGTAATAAGATTTGATGATGTTAGTGGAGATATGGTTCGTTATAATCTTGTTGACCACAGCTATATGTTTGAGGCATCTGTAAATGGAACGCCATCTTCTCTTTCAATATCCTATGATAGTGTTGTCGGAGATGTTGATCCTGTAGGTTCTTATGATGTACTTCACAATATTACAAAGGGAAATTACGTATTTATAGGATCATTGGTTTCAGGTGAAGGTACAATTTCTATTGATCCTGATGAGCTTGGATACATGGGGGGAACAGAAGATTGGGGGGATAATGACATAATAAGAGTTTATGGCATTACTCAATCAGTGGGTATAATTTCCTCAGTAACTACTTCTCAGGTAGTAGTAACATCCTCAGATTTGACTGGTTTTCTGTCAGGTGATTTGCTTTATAATTATAATAAAGCAAACACCAGAACAATTCTTTCAGTTTCTTCAAATACGATTATGACAAATACTACTAATGATGATTGGGAAGCGGATGATTATGTGTATACTGTACAAACAAAAGTAACTACATCCATGAATAATTTAATAGAAACAATATATTCAATAAGTTACGGAGCAAGAAGTCAGATAGGAGAGGACTCTGTAAAGGCAGAGCATATTGACTTCGGTTATGGTAGTAACCAAGTAGATGCTGAAAGTATTCCTTTTTCCTCAACCTATTTAGATTCTCTTGATGTTGAATCAGCCATTGATGAAGTAAAAATTGATCTTACTGCACATATACTAAGCGGAGAAGGAGCACATGCAGGAACTTCCATATCTTTTGTGGATGATGGATCTGCTGTAGGACGACCACTAACTTCTACCAATGTAATGGATGCTATAAATGAGCTTAAAAGTCAAGTTGCCTATAGTCCCCATATTCAAAGCACAGTTACAGAAGATAGTGATAATGATTGGTATTTTACCAGTGATTCTTTTCTTTTGTATCCTTCTTCATTTTTTAATAGTGGTGAATGGTGGATAAGATTTGAAACTGGTGTAAACATAGGTGATTTGAAACCTTTGGACGTATTTGATTATGAAACAGGAACGTTTTATACAATAAGTGGAGAAGGATTTACTTATGATCCTAATGAAGGAGATCAATTTAGTTTAATATTGAAGAGTGTTGAAGCGGAAATAATAGGAGATTTTTCTTCCTATTATACCAAAACACAACTCCAAACATCAGGGGAATCAAATGTACATTGGGGCAATATTAAAAGTGTTCCTTCTTCAATTACTAATCCAACATTAATAAGTAATCATAACAGTCTTAATAATTTAAGTTATGCCGCATCAGGGCATACAGGATTTGCTGCATCCTCACATACTCATACAGAATCACAGATAACTGATTTAGATCATTATAATTCAACGGATTTTGCTTCAGATTTTGCCTCTTCTGATTTAAATGATCTGGATACTAAAAACCATAGTGATCTTGGGGAGTTGGATTATGATTCATCAGGTCATACAGGATTTAAACCGTCAACTAAAAGTAAATATACTGTTCAAATAAATTCTGGGGAAGATGTTCCTTCAGATTATGATTTAGTTATTGTTTATGGTCCTTCTGCGATTTCTGCAAGAAAAGTTACTTTAGGAACTTCTGATGGGCAGGAATTGGAAATAAGGGGAAAATGGGACATAACTTCTAATACTGTAAGATTGTATAGCGGAGAAAATTTAAGAATGTCAGGAGATTTTATAATAGGTTCTTCTGATGTTATATACTTAGAATGGTTCTCAGGAGAGAATTACTGGTTAGAAAAATCAAGGATTACAAAAGCATAGGAGGATTTATGAAAGTCGAACAAGTAGCACATATTTTAATGGGTGTATTTTGTACATTTTTAGTTATTCTTCTTTTCTCCGGATTACTGTATGCACAAGATACTCCCTGGATGTATGATTTATTTACACCAGATGGAAAGTTTAAAAAGTCCCTTGAAGTTACAGGAAGTGTAAATGCTACTACAGGAGTAACTGGAGGAAAAACTACAGATGAATCCGGTTACTTTTTGCTATATGAAGAATCAGGAAGCAGCACACAAGGAATGGGATTTATGGGTCCGGCTGGTCCTGTTACTGAAGATAGGTATTTTAGGCTTGTTTGGTTTGATTCCAGTACAATAGAAAACAGTATTTTTATTATTGGACCGGAATCCTCTGTTGCCGGAAAGAAAACCTATGCTTTAACTCCTGTAAATCTTACTTCATTAACTCAAAATGTGTATACTACAGGAACAGTGAGAGGGGGTAAATATACAAAAACAATTTCGGTAAATACTACCCTTACTGCTTCCGAATGTTATGATTCCATTATTTATGTTGACGAGAGTTGTACAGTAACTCTTCCGCCTGTTGCTACAGGTATGTTTATTCAATTTGCAATTAGAGGGGAATATACACTTACTGTAAATCCTGATGATTCAGATAGGTTGAAATTGGCTACAGGTACGGCTATGACTGATGGTGAATCATTGGAAATAATTAGTGGAAGTGCAGGGGCAAAAATACCCATTGCTTATGAAAGTAGTGATGGATTTCAGGTATTTAATGAGACAGGTGGTGGAACTGCTACAACTACATCATCTACCACTGTAGCTTCAACTTCGTCCACTACTACCACTATTATAAATACTCCTACAGTTGTTACTGCTTCCATTACTGATATTGAGGATACTACCGCCACAGGAGGTGGTAATGTAACTTCTGATGGAGGATCTTCTGTTACTGCTAAGGGTGTTTGTTGGGCGGAAAGTACCGGTCCAGATTTAGATGATGATTGCACAAGTGATGGAACAGGAACAGGAACATATGTATCTTCTCTTACAGGCTTAACAGCAGAAACACATTATTATGTAAGAGCTTTTGCCACAAACTCATCCGGTACAGGGTGGGGTAGTGAAGAAGAATTTGATACAGAAGCAACACCAGGAGCTTATGATTTCCGTGAAGATTGGGATTCATATAGAGAAACATGGTATGCTTCTACTTGTGCTACACCTTATACCTGTACGGATGATCCCACAAGTTGGGATAGCACCTATACAGCTTCCCCCATTGTAGGAACAAATTCTTTGTTTGTGTCCGGTGATGTGGATACAGATTTTCGTTATATTAAATCTGCAATCGGAACAACATTCACTGGTGGGGATGAATTTTACATAACTTGGGCAGTTAAATGGTTAGATGCTACGGCAGATTTTGATGATAGTGACCAACCAAATAGTCTTAGATTATACAGTGGAACACCAACTTCCACCTCTCTTCAAGGTTTCTTCTACTTGAGATGGGATGAAGATTATACTCGTTTTGACAGAACAGGGTTTCAAAATGAATCTGCTTCATTAGGATTTTGGAGTACCGGATGGACTTCTTGGACTACTCCTCGTTACTTTAAAGTCAGATGGAAAATTTCTACAGCATCTTCCACTCCTTATAATGGAGAATGTCAAATGTGGTATAGTTCATCAGGTTCAGAAGGTACTTGGACAGAAGGATTCAATAGTACTGCTGTAAATACATATGGTGATGTTTCTGTGATAGGTATTAAAGGTGGTGATACGGGAAATGTATATTTAACAGGAGACATGATCATTGATGATATTAGAGTATCCACTAGTGATATTAATTATTAAGGAGTAACAATGAAGAAACTATTATTCCTATTATTATTTATTCCAAGCCTGTGTTTAGGTGCAAATAGATATGTGGGACCTACAGGCAGTTCTGGAACAGGAACGTCATGGTCATCCCCCATGGCACTTCCAAACGGATCTTCAGCATGGACAGCAGGTGATGTTTATTACCTTGCTGATGGTAATTATAATTTAACAAGTATGGTCACTATAGGATGCACAGGAACGGCAACTTCATCTAGCTACATAACTATAAAAAAAGCAACTGCTTCAGATCATGGAACAGATACAGGGTGGAGTACATCAATGGGTGATGGGCAAGCCATATTTAATGGATGGGCAAATATGGAGAATCAATATGCATTGTTTCTTATAGTAGATCCTTATACTGTAATTGATGGGCAGGTAGGGGAAAATGATGGAAGTGTGACACCACATGGAATAAAGCTTGTTATGTCCCCATCTTATGTAGCTGATAGGGCTAATAGAGGAATACGAATAGAAGGTGGTTTGGATTACATAACTTTAAAACACATAGAATTACAGGGGGCTGGTTGTAATCTTCCAGGTACAGATGTTCGACATGATGCCATTTATCATTCTACAACCACAGCCAGCAATCCTGGTGTTGGGCATTATTATGGATATTTGTATAGCCATGATTGGAACAGGTGTTGTGGGTTACTAAATGGTGTTACAAATATGATGTTTGAACATAATTTTGTTGCCAGAGTAGGGTCAGGGGATGCAGGTGTTCATTCAAATGGAATTGCTTCTTCTTACTGTTATGGTAATCTTCAAAATACTTATAGATATAACACCTTTAAAGATATTGCAGGGACAAATGCTGTTGCTTGTAAGGATAATTATCTTACAGGAGATCCAACATGGATTTGTAGTGGTGAAACAAGAACCGTTCCTAGACCAAATTATAATATATATTTCTATGGAAATTTATTCTATACTACATCTTCCACTGTAACTTCCCCAATAGGAAGTTCACAATCATACCGTCCACACTACTCTGATGGAACTTTAACAAATACAGGTTGTGATGATAGTTATGATTGGTTTTACTACAATAATACTCATGTTGATTTGAATTATGGAGAAGAAACAAGTGTTCATAATATGACGGTAGGAAACTATCAAACAGGTAAAACAAGCTATGCCTATAATAATTTATTTGTGAATAGTAGTAATATAAGTTGGTCTGTCCAAGATGCCCCTGATGCCTACATTATACATAATTATAATTCATATGGTAATTCTAGAGATAGTTCCACTCAAAACACAGGTACAGGAAACAATGAGTCAGGTGGGCAGTATAATGTTGCGACTTCTATATTTTCTAATTATTCTGGAAGAGATTACCGATTGTACTATGCTACTGACCCAGGTGCTCAATTGGCAGATCCGTATAATTACGATCCTTTGGGGAACATTAGAGGGGGGGACGGTGCTTGGGATAGAGGAATGTATGAATATACAGGAACACAAACAATTCACTATATCCGATCAGGAGCATCTGGAGATGGATCAAATTGGACAAATGCTTTAAATGCTCTTCCTGCTGATTTGGAAAGAGGGCATACATATTATATAGCCGATGGAACATACAGTGGATATACTTTTAATGATGGTTTAGATGGCACAAAATACATCACCATTAAGAAGGCAACTGCTTCAGATCATGGGAATAATACAGGATGGCCTATTGATAATAGCTATGGTGATGGTTCTGCCACATTTACAGGGGCAATAAATTTTAATACAGGATATTATATATTTGATGGGGCAACTAGAGGAACAGATTGGCAGTCTGGTTACGGATTTGTAATAGATAGATCGGCAGGAACAAGTGGTCCTTGTATAGGAATTCCTGCATATGGAACAAGCACAAATGTTCAAAATGTATCTGTAAAGTATTGTGAGTTGATAGGATTTGTTACAGGTGATACAAATGCTCCTGACGGATTTTTTATGAACCCAACAGGGGCAGGTAATTCAAACATATCTATGGGGTACTGCTATATTCATGACGTAGCCAGATGCCCATTTTTGGGTAGAAATGCTTCTGATGTTACTATTGAATATTGTTATATAGCAAGAAATGAATCTACTTCTCCACAACACGCAGAAGGAATTTCCGCATATAACGCTGGTAGTGGTCCAACAAATAGATGGACAGTTAGATGGAACATATGGAAGGATGTAGAAGGAACTGGAATTATAGTTTTTTCTGGAGACTCGTGGAAGGTGTATGGAAATTTATTCTTCCATACGACACTTTCATCTAATCAAGGGATAGGTCAAGGATGTGTAGCAACATGGACTGGTTATTCAGTTACTAATGCTCAGGTGTATAACAATACTGCCGTTGATCTTAGATTGGCTCCTGATACTAATACTACCGGTATTTATTTTAGTAATTCGTCCTCTAATACTGGAAATGTGGCCTATAATAATATTTTTTATAACTGTGAGGATGTATCTTTAGATACTTATTTAACTCATAGTTATAATGCCTTTAGTAACGCAAGCAGTGGTTCTTTGGCAGAAACTGGAACAGGGCAATATAATCTTTCCTCTTCTATTTTCACAAATTACGCAAATGATATTTTTACACTTGCTTCGTCCACCGATCCTGGCATGACATTATCCGCTCCTTATAATACGGATATGTTGGGAATTTATAGAGGGGCAGGGGGTGTTTGGGATAGAGGAGCATATGAGTATGAGGGTTCAGCACAAACAAATAGTAGATATGTAAGACAAGGGGCATCAGGTTCAAATAATGGATTGGATTGGACTAATGCATGGACACAACTACCCACCTCCTTAGTTAGAGGATATACTTATTATATAGCTGATGGAACATATCCAGGATATACTTTTGATGATGCTGTAGATGGAACTAAATATATAATAATAAAAAAGGCGACTACTTCAGATCACGGAACTGGAACTGGATGGAACAATTCGTATGGGGATGGACAGGCAACATTTTCGAAATCATTTTCCAGTGGGGATACTATATTATTAACTTTTTCAACAAGTTATTGGGAGTTTAATGGACAAGTGGGTGCAGGAAAAGGTACTGTCACACCGTATGGATTTGTATTAAATACAGATTCAGCAATACCGGCTGTTCAAACAAGTTATAATTCTCAACAAATATATTTAAATCCAAGCACTGCTGTTTCAAATATAATAATAAAATATACAGAACTTGATACAAATGATGAAGGAACTGCTGAAACAGGAGAAGATGGAAGACGGTCCATTATTCGACAATTCTATGTAAATAATGGATCATCGGCTAATCTTACAATAGCCAATAATTATTTTCATGATACAACTGGTGTTCATATAATATTTCAGGCTAAGGACTCCACAATAGAAAATAACTATTTTGCCAGAAGATATACGGCTCAATATTGGGATTCCAGCTCCAGTTCATATCAAGGTATACATGGAGAAGCTATATCATTCAGGCCCACCTGTTCAAATATTGTTGTTCGATATAATATTTTTGAGGATGTGCGTGGTACAGGTATTGTAATGGCCCAGGATTCAACTGGGTTCACAGACTTCTATTTCTATGGAAACTTAGCTTTTACGACAGATCCATCAAAATATTATACAAGCAATGGTTTTTTTGCTACAGGTGATACTAATGATGGAATGAGAGAGGCATATGTATATAATAATACCATGGTTGATTATTCTTCGAGTGGACAAACTGGAATAAGATTTCACAATGATGGTGGAACAAACTATGCCTATAATAATTTGTGGTATAATTGTAGTGGACTTAATTTTTTGGGAGTAACTCGTGATTATAATGCTGCCGATATAGATTTGGGAGAGGAACATGACCAAATAATTGATTCTACTTATTTTGTTAGTTATGCAGGGGATGATTTTAGACTTTCTAAAGCTACAGAAGCAGGAATGAACCTTAATTCTATGACCCCACCGACAACAACCACAACTGTAACAGCAACATCAACCACTACAAGTAATCCAACTTCTTCTTCGACTTCTTCTTCTACTTCAACTATTTATGAGGGTGCTCCTGATTGCACTAAAGACAATCTAAAATTCTTTGATAATTTTGAACATCCTACTTTACTATCAGGTGGTAATTATAATGATGGTATGTACAATATAGAGGAGGGGGGAGGATGCACAGATCATACGGATAAAACAGGGGATGTTTATGTGGAAAATACTTATGACCATGCAACTGATTCTACCCATTTATGTACAAATGTTTGTGTTAATTCCTCTCAAAAAGTAAATGGAAATTATAGTTTATACTTTCCTTGTAATGGAGATCGTCTTATATTTGGATATGGTTCTTCTTATAATGCCACTCCTCATATTGATTGGAGATTAGGTACAGTTAAGTTTTTCTTTAGAATAGAACACTATTTAGATAATGGTGGTTCAGACAGTGGTTCGTTATTTCATGCTTCAAAGGGATCAAATGGAAAACAAGGATATATTCAATGTGCCATTTTTGGAACAGGTGGCCCAAGGGTATTTCGTTTGTCTTATAATAATTATGATGGGGGTGGTAGTCAATATGTCCAAACAAGCACCTATGATAATTTAAGAGCAGATAAATGGTATTATGCCGTTTGTAATTATAGAATAGGCACAACTACACCCACATTGAGAGTAAAAGTTTGTGATGTTAACGGAACAAATTGTTCCACGGCAACTTCAAATGTTCAATTAAGACCCATGACATATGGAGAATTGTCAACTTTCGATCTAGGAGAATGGAACCATCAAGATTTGAGTGGATGGATAGATGATCTATATGTTTATGGGGATTGGAGGGATTGACATGAAAAAGATACTTATAATTCTATTTTTAATTTCTTTCCCTTCTATTGCTTTTTGTCAATATGATAAGGATATGTTGGGGGTAACTAGAAATGGTGATGGTATTTGGGATAGAGGAGCATATGAATATGTAGGAAGTCCTGTTTCTACATCTAGTTCCAGTTCTTCAACTACAACTACCATTACGTCTACTTCTACTTCCAGTACTACAACTTATATAGGTCCACCATCTACAACCACAACTATGCCTAATTTATTCGGTGCACCAAATAGATTAATAATACAAGGTGGTATTATTAGATAATGTTATTTTCTAAACATTTATGTTATAATTAAAAAAGGAGGATTAAAAAAATGTCACCTACTTATGATTATTCAGGAGAAGCAATACTAAAAATAGGGGATCAGGAGTTTTACCCTAACAGAAGATCAGTTACTACAAAATATTATACTGATGATAATCTTGTACTTATATCCAATTCCCCCTCTGCTCCGGAACCTGTAAAGGTATTGAGTAGAGCTGCTATCACGGCTAATGCAATAACAATTGACCAGAATTATAATACTGTTCGAGTAGTTAATGGTACCAGATCTGGAATAACTGTGTGCTTCAATGGGGATTCAGATAATACCATCGGATTGAACAATTATTCAGGGGAATTGATGTATGTAGATTTTGATAATTCCGAGCATGAAATCGGTCAGGTAACCATATCAGGTTCTGGTACTGGAATTGTTGAGGTTATAAATTTTAACAGATAGGAGGGTTTATGGCTGATAATATACTCTATTTTGTAGAAGGTGATACCCTTCCCATAATATCCGGTACTTTGAAAGATAGTTCTGGAACCCCTGTGAATTTAACCGGCTATCAGATTTATCTTAGAATTAAATATCCTAGTGCTACATTAGAAAAGTCAGGGGAAATATTAGTAGCAGAAAACGGGACTTTCAAAGTAACATGGAATTCTACAGATTTAATAGCAGGAATATGGGGGGCAGAATTGGAGTTTGTTTCCTCTGCCGGTGAAATACAAACTGCCCATAGAACGACCTCAAACAAAAAGCTTACTTTTAATATAAGCGAGGAAGGATAATTGATATTAGAATTATCTACTACACCACAATTTGTCGAACTTGTGGATGCCGGATTTACAGTTGAATTATTAACTGTACATAATAATATATCTTTATCAACAACAAATAGTGAAGTTGTTTTGTATGATACTTCAAGTAAAGTTGAATTGGATCTTTCCAATAATAGAATTGTACTTTCCCCGACAAATTATAAGGTAGAATTAGCCTTAACTGGTTCATCATCTACTTCTTCAGAAGGAACTACAGATCATTCTGAACTATCCAATTTAGATTATGCATCTTCAGGTCACACAGGATTTGCCCCTGCTTCCCATAGTCATAGTGGGGAGTCAGGTGTATCTGACCACGGTGAATTGACGGGTTTAGAAGATGATGATCACACTCAATATCACAATGATTCAAGAGGTGATAGTAGATACAGCCAATTAGACCATTCTCATGATGCTTATGATGGACACATTGCTTCAGGAGAGATCCATTTTACAGAAGCATCTATAGATCATGGATCTATATCAGGGTTAGATGATAATGACCATCCTCAATACAGTCTTTCCGGACATACACATGGAAGCTATGATGGTCATATGGAAAGTGGAGAAATTCACTTTACTGAATCATCCATTGACCACACAGCCATCCAAAATATTGGAAGTAATACCCATAACCAAATAGATTCACATATCTCTGATTCTTCCATTCATTTTGAATCGGATAAGTATGATGGTCATATGGAAAGTGGTGAGATCCATTTTACAGAAGCATCCATTGACCACACAGATATTCAAAATATTGGAAGTAATACTCATAACCAAATAGATTCACATATCTCTGATTCTTCCATTCATTTTGAATCGGATAAGTATGATGGGCACATAGATTCGGGTGAGATCCATTTTACAGAAGCATCTATAGATCATACAGCCATCCAAAATATTGGAAGTAACACACATAGTCAGATTGATACACATATTTCAAATACAGAAATCCATTTCGAATCAGATAAGTATGATGGGCACATAGCTTCAGGGGAAATACACAGGCAAATAAATGATTCTGCTTCTTCTTCAACCTCTTTATGGTCATCTACGAAGATAAGTGGAGAACTTGCTACTAAACTGGACATAAACGCAACTGCTTTTGATATAGAATTAGGAACTCCTTCAGATGGTTCTTGGTCTGATGGAGTATTGGCAAGTTGGTCTGTAAATACAAAGGTGGTGGATGCTCTTGATGATATAAATGAACTGATGTCTTATTTAGCTCCTGATGATGCCAGTGCGTTGTCAGGGACTTTGATTTCTAATGCTACAACCTATTCAGGATATCTATCAGCAGGTAACGTTAATTATAAAGGCAGTGAACCTGCTGGAACCTCTGTAACCTCTAAAATTGTTACAGCAGGATTCACCTTAACAACTCCTAGTACTAGTACAATTTTCAACAAGGCAGATGAAGGCATTGTATCTTTAATGGTTAATGGAGTTGAAGCAGATACTTATGATTTAGAGTCCAATTTTAATGAAGCAAATAGAGACACCAATCAAAGCACTCCTGTCGGGGATGCTCCTCTCACTGTGACTTCTTGGGGATGCTATAACAGCTTTCCTAAATGGCAGAAGGCTAATGCTCAGGCAGTAATCACAACCGCAATGATGAGGCAGGGATATAACTATTTTACTATAAAGAGAACAGGAATTTCTCCGGAACAGGAAAGCAGTACCTATGAAGTATTCTATGATAATGATTCAGGAGCAAATCCTTCTGTAAGTACTCCCACTGTAGCGGAACTTTCCCCTTCTTGGACTTATAGATCCGGTCTTAAAATGTATGGTAGGGGAAGCACATTTAATGTTGATTGTGTTGTTTCTAATGCCTTTAATAATGTGTATGCTGCCAATCCTTTATCGTTAAGTGCTTCTTCAGGAAGTTGGTTTACAACGGCAACTGTTTCTCCTAGTGATGGATCTGTTTCAGGTGTTTCTTCACCACCTGCTATAGGGGAGACAATGACGGTTAATGATAAGGTTATTACTATACCTGCTTCGAATGTACGATCAACTAATGCCAGACTTGTTGCTACACCCTCTTCTCCTTACGGATCTCACACAACTGCCACAAGTTCAAGTTCTAGTAGATTGGTAGATGGGTATGCTAATCAATCCACTGACTTATCTGAAACTTTTGATGATGAAAATTATAGACTTCCTGCTGGTAGCTATACTAGTGTTCCAGGAGCTATTACAGGGCAATGGGATTCGACTTGGGTATTAGATAACTCCACTTATGTAGGAGCACAGGTTTATAATGGAAGTCTATATTATCCATCCACTAATTTCTCTGGATATCTTCCAAGTGGAAATCCAAATTACTCTTCACTGACAGGGGACAGAACCTTCTACCGAGCATATTATGATAATGGAGATCCGCATAGTAGTGGAACTTTAACTATAGGAAACATAAGTTATTCAAACATAAGTGTTGTCGGTAGTGGAAGTATTAATGTAGAAATTAAACTTCCTGGTGTTACAGGATGGTTAGATTTTGGAAAGGCTTATGATTCAGGAACATTCACAGGAGCAGATGGAGATGGTTGCCATACAGGATCTTCATCAGATTGGACATGGAGTTGTGGATCGTTTTCTACCGCAAGTAGTGGATATATGGTAATTGTAAGAATAACTTTAAAAAATACTACTTACAGTTTAACTCAGGCTGTAATGTCAGGATGGTAATATAGATGGCTTTAAGTGATACCACAAAAACAGATATAGCATTTAAGAAGCTTATAGCTCAGGATTACACCACAACATCAAAAGCCTTTTATGAAGAACCTTCCGGCGGTGGGTTTAATCTTACAGGGGATGATATATGGTATGATGATATTCCCTCTACTCCACCTTCTTCTGATAACTCTATTGTAAAGGTTTATTCTGGTGCAACCAGATTAACTTTGGTGCAAGATACTTCCGTTGCGAGTAATAAAGGATGGATAGCAAGCGGTGAAGGTAGATTGGGAAGTTGGATTCCACCTAAATATGGGCAGAGTTATACTATAAAAGTTTATGATAACTCAGGAAACCAAATATTTACTGCTGATGCTATGGATTGGTACTTCGATTATGAAGCAGGTTATTTGGCTATACAAGATAGTCATGCCTATAGCACACCATTTAAGATTGAAGGTTATAGATATATTGGAAGAACTATTACAAATACTTTTATTAATGTTTCCGGTGAAGCCTTTCTTACTGATGAAGTATCCTTTAAAGAGGGGTCAAATGTAACTTTATCACAAAGCGGTAAATTCATCACAATAAGTTCTACAGGAGGGGGAGGTTCAGGGGAAACGGATCACTCCGCCTTAGAAAATCTTGACTATGCAGCATCAGGGCATACGGGATTTTCACAAGAAGGGCATGTTCATAATGCTTATGCAGGGCATATGCTATCCGGTGAGATACATTTCACAGAGGGCAATATTGATCATGATAATATACAAAATGTAGGCAGCAACTCACATTCTCAAATAGATTCCCACATATCTAATTCTGATATCCATTTTGAATCGGATAAGTACGATGGTCACATAGCATCAGGGGAAATACACTTTACTGAGGACAGTATAGATCATGGTTCTATATCAGGGTTAGATGATAACGATCATCCTCAATATAGTTTGGTGGACCATGTGCATAACGCTTATGCCGGTCATGCCTTATCAGGAGAAATACACTTTACCGAAGGTAGTATAGATCATGATAATATACAAAATGTGGGAACACACAGCCATTCATCTATTGATTCCCATGTTGACGATTCTGCTATACACACAAATTCTGCTGATAAAAATAAGTGGAATGGACACATAGCTTCAGGGGAAATACACTTTACAGAGGCATCCATAGATCACAGTAATATATTAAATCATGGGACTAACACCCATTCCACTATTGATAGTCACATATCTAATTCTGATATCCATTTTGAATCGGATAAGTACGATGGGCATATTAATAGTGGAGAAATACATAGACAAATAAATGATTCTACGGTATCGGAAACATCACTTTGGTCATCAACAAAAATAAGCGGAGAAATAGCCAGTAAGGTAGGATCAGGAAGTCCAGGGGGCGGTGATGTTTCCACTGATTCTATATGGGAAGCTAAAGGTGATCTAGTTGTCGGTACAGGTGACAATACCGCTGAAATTCTTAGTGCATCAACAAACGGATATGTTTTGACTTTAGATAATACCGAATCTAAGGGTGTAAAATGGGCTGCTGCTGGAGCGGCCAGTATGGGATCTCTGGATGATTTAACAGATGTTGTTATTACCTCTGCTTTAGCAGGTCATTTTCTATATTGTAGTGGAGAAAATTGGGTAAACAAATCTTTCAATTATTTACCTTGTTCCATTGCTCCAGTAACTGATAATTTATATTATTTGGGAATTGATGCGACACCTAATAGAAGATGGGCAAATATATATACAAAAAGTATTGATGTGAACTATCATTCTGCTTTTGGAAATTCTCATACTGGGGTAGAATCAACTAGTTGTGTACTAATAGATGAATCTCTTACTACAGGTGGGGATTTTACTTCTCTTTCTGTTTCAGCAAAATGGAATCCTTCTTCTCCTCTATCTTCCGGCGATACTATGATTGGAATTGGTGGATATACATGGTTAACTGGAAGTAAAACCACACAATTTGTAAAAGGAAGTGCTTTGATAGGTTTATCATTTGGACCTTTTTCTTTAACTAGTTCTGGGTCTGGGGAAAGTCTAATAGGAATTAAAACTTGGGGAGCTACTGGAGTTAATTGTACTATTGCTGCCTATGATGTTTACGGATTATTAGTTGCTCCTGCATCAAATCCTTTTGGATTTACTTTAAATTGTACTAATGCATATGGAGTAAAGATCGAAGATTTTTTTACTATTCCAGTTGAGAGTGCCCCAGCAGGAATAACAGCAGTTCATTACGGTCTTTATATATCGGCTTTGACTTGGGGTACAGCAAAACACCAAGTTCTTTTGGCTGGTACAGGAGCAGGAAACGGAATTAGATTTGAGGATGAGACCGGCCCTAGAATTTATGCCCATTCAGCAAATACTTTAAGAATAGATTCAGATACTATAGCAAGGATGACAATTAATGATACAGGCATTGGGTTTTTTACTGTTACCACACCTATTGCCCAAGTTGCACATATAGCAGATATGACAGTTTCTTTGGTTTCTACACAAGTGGATTCTGGTGCGGAAGTTGCTACACAACTTAATGCTACGAACGGAAAAATAAACACCATTCTTGCCGTTCTTGAAAATTTTGGTTTTGTGGCCAAAAGTTAGGAGGATTTATGGCTTTAAAAAAAGAACACATGGAAATATTAAAGGAAATACTTTCATTTTTATTTTCCAATAATCCTATGAAACATATTGAAATTTTTAAAAACTATTCTGTAGATGTTATTATAGATGGAACGGATGAAGAAAAGATGGTTTACATAAAAAAGTATCTTCAAGAAGTTAAAGTTCCTAAATTAGAATTAGAAGAGAATGGAAGAAGGTCTTCAATAACTGAAGCTGAGGAAGCTACACTTTCAGCTAAAAGTATTTTAGAGGCTATAAAATAGGCGGTGCTTCTATGAACTTAAGTAGAAAAAGTATAGAAAGATTAGGTACTTGTGACACAAGACTTCAAAATTTAGTTTATGAAATAGTAAAAACAAATGGTGTTTATGTTCTTTGTGGACATAGGGGGAAAGAAGAACAAAATAAAGCTTATTATGATGGAAAATCTAAACTTCTATTTCCTAAAAGTAAACATAATAAATGTCCGTCTTTAGCAGTTGATCTTGCTCCTGCTCCATTACCTGATTGGGAAGATACTATAGCATTTTTAGATTTTTCTTCAATTGTATTATCAACAGCAGACCATCTAAATTATGAAATAAGATGGGGTGGTGATTGGGATATGGACGGTGAAACAGAGCAAAATGAATGGGATTATGTTCATTATGAGATTGTTTAATGGGTAATATTGATTATAAAAAAAGTCATAGAGAAAAGGGACTTTGCTTATTTTGTAGTAATAAAGCAGAACCATTTTCTGCTTATTGCAAAGAACACAGGGAAACCCACAGAATTTCTTCTCTTAAATACAAATGGGCAAATATATATGAGATTAGAAAAAAAGATAGAAAATTAAAAGAAAAAAGAATACTAGAAGGAAAATGTTCCCATTGTGGGAAACCTCTTGATAAGGGATGGACGAACAGAATTTGTGCAAATTGCTCCTCAAACACATTTTTCTTAGGAAGGTGGGTAAGAATTGAAACTATTAGAGAAAAAAATAAATAGAGATTCCAATATTTTTTTATTTGGGGACCAGCATATTGATAATCCCTTATACAATAAAAGATTATTTGAAATATTTATTAATTTAATATGTTCTGAGTATGAGGGTGTTTCAGAAAAATATAATTATGGAGTTGATCACGGTGATTTTATGGAAGCAATATTAATCACTGATAAAAGGATGAGCCGTTCTCTTGCTCTAACACCCAACTTTAAAAAACAAGATTTTATATTAGGACAATTAAACCAAGCTGTTGAGGACAGAAAACCAATTAAGAATAAATTGATTACTATATTACAAGGGAATCATCCTGATAAATTATGGCAATTTGGAAATCTAACAAATCAGCTTTGCCTTTCTTTGGGTGTTCCATATGGCACATGGTTAGCAAACATAAGATTTTTAGATAAAAAAGGTGAATTTCTATTTAGACATATTTGTGAACATGGAAGAAAATCAATAAATTCTTCAGCAGATAACACAGCTAGGCAAAGAACAAATATGGAACTAATACTACAAAGACAATTACAAAAAAAATCAGGTACAGCTTTACTGATGAGTAAAGGGCATACTCACAGAATTTTAACCAAAACCCCTGAAAATTCTTCTTATTTAGTAGATAAGAATGGGTGGTTTATTATGAAAAGAACTAATAGCAACACACCTTATGATGGATTCATTCCTCCTGATTTTAGATGGTATTGTTCTACAGGATGCTTTTTGGAACCTTATGTACATGATATGGAAGGGTATAATGAAATGTTGGATTATGATCCATTAGAACCAGGATTTGTGGTAGCAAAAATTAGAGATGGTGCTATAGTGGGGCTTGATGAAGTAAGGTTGCTTACTCAATCTGAAGAAAAAATAGAAGTGTGCATTGACAAAAAAACATGAAAGGAGAATAGAGATGCCGAATGGATTCTTGGAACCGGAAGATATAAAATTACATTGTAAAGATCATAGTGGGAATATGTCTTGTCTACTAAATCTAAAGAAAGATGTGGAGGAGTTAATGATGGAAACAAAAAAGAAAGTAAATTGGACTGTGTTTACATGGATAATTGGGGGAATATGTAGTATAGGTGTATTTGTTGTATCTATTCAAATGAATTTGGCTACAGGAACAAAAGATAATTTGGCTGAATTGAAAACAACACTGATAGAAGGAACTACTGAATTAAAATCAGAATTAAGACACCAAAGAGAAAACATGGACTGTGTTAGACAACGACTTGACCTATTGGAGAGAAACAAGTGATCAGTGAAATTAAAATGTTCCTATTTTATAGGAAAGCAAGAGAGGAGGTGGTTCGAATGAAGAATTGGTATGCATCAAGAACATTCTGGGCAGCAATTATAGGCATGATTGCTATGGCTCTTCCTTTACTTACAGGTGGGCATATCACCTTACCTGAAAATGAGCAAGCTCAACTGGTAGATAATATTATTAATCTCATTAATGCTATTATTCCCATTGTGTCTTTTTTGTTTATTATAATTAGAAAGATACTGGATTATAACAAAGAGAACAAGGAAGTTAAAAATGAAGGGTGAACTGAAGATTGAAAATCCTAATATAACAATTGAGTTCGATAGTGACATTAAGGAAACAAAGATAATTAGTGCTAATTGCATTGAACTTAAAATGTCAAGTAAACTCAGAATAAAAGGATTTGTAAAATGGTTAATAGACTTACTAAAATTGCATTGATCCTTGTTTTTATAGTGGCGTGTGGGATATCCTGTCAGGGTATCCCACAACGCACCTATGTTTACACAATAAAAAGGGATTGTTACGGAAAAGTTGAAAGAGTTACATCAAAAGGAAGTAAGATTGATATTGAGTTTGATAATGGATCTGAAGTAAAAAGAATAACCACATCATCTCATGATATTCAAATTGCTTCTACGATTGTAAGTTTCTTTTCCAATTTAATTTCTAGTATTGTTGGTGTGTTCTCTTAACCAAATGCCCCTTCATTTTTGTTTCTATCTTTCAACTCAGCACGTTTTCCTGGGTTCCAGTTCGAAACTTTTGTCATATATCCGGTAATTCTAGTAATACCCTCTACTTCTAGCCCTTTTTTTATTGCTATAATTAGATCATCATTTGTCATTGATTCTAATTTTTCCATTGTAATACAAGTTGCATTGTCCACATTATTATAATACCAGGGAAGATTTGTGTCTCTAAAAAGAAAGCACCTTTCTTTTTCATTATAAGACCATTCTATGTTTCTGTTTTTTTCTAAAAACAAGTCTAGTTCATCAATGCTCATTTTTATCTCCTTTCATTTTCTCTTCTTTTTTTATATATTTTCTATAAGCTTTTCTTGTTTTAATTCCTAGCATGATCATTTCTAATTTTTGTGTTCTTTTTTTCGGATTAAAGGCTTCTTTTTTATTGTATTTTGTTTCTATGTAGTCCATTTTACAATCCTTTTAAAAGACACCCCCTCTTACACTAATAAGAGGGGGTTTTGAAATTAGGGGATAATAACAATCTTGAAGTTGAACGGGGAACTAAAAGCATTTGAGAAGTCAAAATCACCAGTGACTTCATTGCTATTACCTGATTCAAGATTATTTACTTTATTGAAAGCAGTGCAAACAAAGTAAAGAGTTTGTATAGTTCCTTCCCATTCTGGTTTATTAAGAGTTATTTCTTCTTCATAAGAAGATTGCTGAGATACAAAATTAATATCAGAAATCTTTGTGTAAGGTCCACCAGAAGTGGTTGAATAGTACAAACGCCAACCTCCAAAATCAGGCTTTGCTGTATCAACTGTATTTTGCTCCCATTGAAATGTTTTGGTTACAGGAGCAGCATAAGCGAATGTAGCCAGAAAAATAAAAATAATACAGGCAAATAATACTTTTTTCATATAATCACCTCCTTTCTTTTGTTATTTGGGCCACCTCTACCTCTTAATTGAATTCCCAATATCTTACAATAATTTACAACTGATGTAAAAGACATTCCCAAATTTTTAGCTATTTCTCTTGTTGACTCCTTTTTTATTGTATATAAATAGTCAATATATTCCGCAATTGTTTCAAATCCTTGTTCCTTAGCTATTTGTAAAACTTTTTTGTAGGTGTAAAAATTACTTACTTTCTTTTTCATGATCTACTCCATTGGAACAATAAAAGAAATTCTGTTCCCAAACGATTTACATTCATTTACAGTTGGCATCCATATATCTACACATCTTCTGTTTTTGGGGTTCATCCTATCTTGAAATTCAAATTCGCCCAATCCAGCTATGTATATTCTGTCCCCAAACTTTAATTTTAAATCCATTTCTATATCTTTAGACACTGCTACATATCCTAATTTTACTCTTTTATTTGAAGCAGTTATCCATGGTGTACTATCTGTATATTTTTCTAGTGGTGGATATGCTGTTAAATCAACTTTTATAGGAACATTTTCTAATACCTTTTGTAGGTAGAAAATATCTTTTTCTAATGAATCCAACTTTTTTATACACAGGGAGAAATCAGTATTAATAGAATATAGCATAATACCCATTAATATTAAAGCAGAAATATAGAAAATATTTTTCATTTCTTTTCTCCTTTAGTTTAAAATAAGGGGGGTTTCTAAGCCCCCCTTAAACGTGCTACTTGCTCTTCTTGCTAGTTTTCTTAGCCTTGATAGCAGGAGTTCCACGTTTAGTTGATTTGGTTGCTTCCTTCTTCATATTGTCATCACCTCCTTTCTTTATAGAAATAACTGCTATTTTTGATAACTCTTTTATGAGATCATCAAAAGATTTTTTGGTCAACGTAATTGATCCATCATCATTTTGGTTGTAAGGAATTCTGAGAACATTAGAATCGTACCATTCTTTTACTTTATAATTTTCCATTTTGGCTCTCCATTAGTTGTGAAATGTTTTTGTTTTTACTACAAATAAATGTTTTGTCTGCTGCTTGGTTTATATCCTGAGCATGGGAAACCATTAGTATTTGAATACCCAACTTCTCAGATATGGTTTTTATCATTTCACTTACTCTAGTTTGAAGTTCCGGACTTACATTTCTAAAAGGTTCATCTAAGATTAAACAATTTCTATTTTTTCTTATTGACCAAAAAGCAATACGAAGGGCAAACGAAACTATATCCAATACTCCACCACCAGAAGCATCAATGGGCTTATATTCTTGACCTTGTTCTTCAAACAATAAATCACATTCAGTTTTGTTTCTCCTAAGTTCAAATTTTACTTTAAAATTAGGAGGATTGTCAAACACTGAATGAAGTGCTAATGTTACAATATTAGAAATATGATATTCCAAACTAGATTGAGTTTGTCTGCCCACTGTTTGAAATATCGTTCTTACCATAGAATAATCAGATAAAAGCTTTAATGTGTCCTCCATTTTCTCTTTGTTTTTAATTAGATCATTCAGGCAAAGTTCTCTTTTTACCTTCTCCTTATCTAATATTTTTCTATATTCAGTTAAATCTCCCATTGGTATTCTTTCTTTAAGGCATTGAATTTGTCTTCCAGTTCTTTTTCCAACTCAGTTAATTTTTCAGTTAGCTTGATTAAACCACCCTCAGCTTCTTCTATATTATTATAGTTAAACTGTTCTTTAAGTGTTTTCAAAAGCTCAGATAATCTCCCTTCTAGTCTTGCTTTATCCTCTTTTGCCTTATCAATCTCTTTTTCTAATTTGATTAATTCATTAATTATTTCTGTACTCTTCATATTTTTTCATAACTCCTGTCATTGTTTTGGGTTGTAAGTAACAAATTTTTATCTTTTTGTTTAAAGCAAAGCACATTCCAAAATCAAATATAGTTCCAACACTTCTTTGATCCCAAAAAATATGAATTTCATCTGCCCATTCTATTAACTTTTTATTATGTAAGCAAACCTGTAACTCATCATAATTTGGGAAATCATCAAAAGCCGGTGTTTCAACAAAATTCCCCTGTGCAATCAACTCTTCTGCGTGTTCAACCATTGCTTTTTTATATGCGTGTGTTCCTATTATGGTTATTTTCATATTTTCTCTTCTCCTTTTCTCCATTTTCTAACACATCTATCAGATACACCCAGTTTTTGTGTTGCTTCTTGTATGCTTCCCAAAAAAACTTCATTCCTAAATACTCTATCCACATCCTCCTTTATACACTTAAATTTAAACATTAGTTTCCTTGTTTGTTTGGATGATCTGCCTCCTATCTTATTTATTTTTGTGTTTTTAGGCATCCAGTTAATAACTGTATCAGGACTAACCCCCAATAATTTTCCTATTTCTCTGGAAGAGAAGGATAGATTGTGGTAAAAAAAACTTAAAAAAGAATCAATGTCTCCATCAAACCCCAATTCTTTTATTTTATTAATTGCTTCCCTTTTGTGTATTCTCATTTTCTTATTCCTTATACAAATAATAAAGTTTGCGTACAGTGTAATCTTTCTTTTATTTTTTTATAGTAGTATTCATTTTTTTCTATTAGAATAAACCCTCGATTTAATTTTTTACAAGCTACCCCTGTAGATCCAGAACCAGCACAGTTATCCAATACCAAATCCCCTTCGTTGGTATAGGTCTTAATTAAATACTCCATTAAAGATACTGGTTTTTGTGTTGGATGGTAACCTGTTTCCCTTTTTATTTTAATCACACTTTTTGGATAGCGAAGTCCATTATTTTGAGTTTGTTTTTTTACAATTTTCCCTGTAACTTCACCGCTGTCACCCTTTCCACTTATGTAAGGTTTTCCGTAAGTAAACTGAGGATTGTATTTCCCCCCACCAAAAACAAGAATGTTTTCATGTGCTTTCATAGGTTGTTTCTTTGCACTTAAAAAATTTACACCTTGTTCCTTCTCCCAAATAATCTCATATTTAAACATATCAATATTACTCATCACTAAAGCACTTGTAAAAGGTTGAGAAGCGGTTAAAACTATTGCACCATTGTCTTTTATTATTCTCTTGTACTGCCTCCAAAGTGGTTCAAAAGGAATTACCGTATCCCATTTACAGGCAGTAGTTCCGTAGGGGGGGTCTGAAATTATTGCGTCTATTGATTTGTCGGGGATAAACTTCATAAGCTCAAGGCAGTCTCCCTGATGCACTTCATTTATTTTTAGATGTCCGTTTTCTAAAATATGCATAGAATTTTTCTCAATCTTCATAGACTTCTTTGATTGTCATTGCTGTACCTCTAAATAATTGTGCAATACTTACCAAGCAAATCCTTAAAGCAGTGCTGGCATAGTTCAATAGATACCTCAGTACCATCACCAAACACAGAATCATAGCCACAGTGGTTATGAAAAAAGAGAGCTTCCTGTTTTTCCACCTCATCACCTAGAATGTCTCGACCACAAACAGAACATGTTATCCCAACAAGATCTAGTTCTTCTTTGACTACCATTCCATACTGTCTCATCACTCATCCTCCACCGGACATACATTAGTTATCCTTTCTAAATAACCACTTATCAAAGAACCAGAAGCAGCAGGCACCTATTGCCTGTGCCACAAGCAGGTTGCCCCATAGTGGCAGTCCCTTATACTGCATATAGTCCATTGGCGGTATCATTACCAGACCAGATATTTGCCATCTCAGGTGATACAGGCCATAACGTCTCATTCTATCTCCTCTACAGTAACCCTGACCCTCTTTGGCGGCCACTTAGTCCAGCGTGATCTTGGTGTCTTGCTTGCATATACCCATGTACCCCACTGCGGCCACGGCTTGCTGTCTATGGTGTCGCAGTATCGTCTCAATGGCACGGTCTCAGTCGGATCGATCCAACCCTCTACCTGCTGTATAACTTTGCGTTTCATTCCTTCACCACTGTTTCTTTGTGTTTAGAAATAGCTCTATTATACTCCTTCAGTAGACTTTCTACCCTAGAAGTAGTTGCAGTATTAAATTCTTCTAAACAAGTTGCAAGATATTGACCCAGAATAACATCTGATTCATAAACTGCTTCCCTAAGTGCCTCTTTTCTTTTTTTCTCCCCTCTACTATTCCACTTATCTACGGCAAGACTATTATCATACTCCTCGCATTCAACATATGGCCCACTTGCCATGCATTCTATACAAACTATCTGCGTTCCAACTAATCCATTTGGTAACATATCCTCAATACTATCCTCTAGTAATGTTGATCCACAAAACGGACAAGGCAAAGCTGGTTTCTTTGGTTTCATTCCTTAACCTCCTATATAATAGTGCAATACTTGCCAAGAAGCTCCTTAAAGCAGTGCTGGCACAGATCAATATACACCTCTGTGCCATCACCAAACACAGAACCATATCCACAGTAATTATGAAAATGCATTGCCTCCTGCCGTTCCATTTTATCATTCAAGAGATCACGCTTACAAACAGAGCATTTTATCTCAACAACATCTCTTTCCTCTCTAGTTATGATTCCGTATCGTCTCATTCCTTCACCTTACTCATTAAAATTTTAATCTGTTCTTGTGTTAATATATTTTTAAGAACTCTAAGATTTGTCCATTTTCTGTTTTTATTTCCACTTCCCCAACATTCGTCACATACGTCACTAGTAATAACATTACCACCCACACCACCGTGCCAAGTGCATGTTTGTCCGTATGCTTTAACACCCCATCCCGAACATTTTGTGCAAACATCCTCTTCATAATCTATGCCTCTATGAAGCATTATGTCTCGTAGGTTCATTCCTTCACCTCCACACACTCAGGACATATCCTGCCTGATAGATCATGTCGATCATAGTTTATCCCCCAACTCAATTTTGTATTTGGTTTTTCTAACACCCTATATCTAGTATCGTGTTCACATTGCTTCCAAACACACCAAAAAGTATCCATCGTTGGTGATTTTCCCCTCTCTCCGTTACAAAAATCTGGCCTCCATGTTAATGCTAATATATATGCTGGTGGATACTTTCGAAACAGTTCTACTCTTCTCTTTGCGTGCCAATATTGTGATTTCAATAAATAACAGAACATTTTAGCCCCCAACTCCATCGCCTTTAGAATAAACCCCTCTGACACATTAAACGGAGGATTCGTAATAATACCGAATTCTACTTTAAATGGAATTTCATTTTTAGTTACTGTTAAAAAATCAACTTGTTTTTCACAGAATTCTGTAGATCGAATATCCGTTCCATAGGTGCAATATCCTCTTTTCTCTAAAACTTTTCTTATATGACCACTACCACAAGCACATTCCCAAATTGGTATCTCAGTGTCAATGTTCATAAAATCCAATAATGCTTCCGTAGCCTCTGTAGGAGTACAGTAATAATCTGCTGGATCGGAATACTCTGTATTTCTTTTGTTTGTTAATGACTGACCATTAAGCATATATTGTACCTTTCCCCATTTTGTTAACGTTAACAATATGCCATTATTTTCCCTACGTCAGAAAAATGATCATCATACTTCCCACTTGCCTTTCTCGTCTTTCTCGAATGTCTTTTTCATCATAAAGTTTCCTGCCGTATGGTAAATGACTATGCCTTCAGGCTTCATAAAACATGGGGCAGCGTAACTACCATGTTCTGCAAGCATGGCCATTACTTGAGACACATTCAAGTCATCCATGTTACACTCAAACAATATAGGCACCAGACCAATACACTCCGGCAATACCTGCTGCATCTCTGAAATTCTCGGGTCACCTGTTAGTATCTCTTTTGGTTCGCTGCCATACAGGCACCACCTGGTCACATTGAACAGGCTAAATCGCTTTTCGCCCTTTGACAGACCATAACCACGCTGGATTCCGCTGCCCCACCATTCTCCAAAGTGCCTGCCTAGACCTAGCTGCATAAGCTCGTCCTTGTGGTCATGCGCCCACCTTGAGAAACCATGGTTATCCTTGTCTGGTGTTATCCATCGTGTCCTGCTGCCAGTAAGAAACTCACCATCATCGCCAATGAATATCTGTGCGTTAGTACCGTCGATTTTCTCAGTGACGATAACTTTCCGTGAATAACGTGCTATCTTTTGTAATCCTACAAAATCACTCATGTTGCCTCCTTATTAAGTTCTGCTATCAGCCTATTTGCTTCATCCCATGTGCAAGGACCTAAGGTTTTCTTACTCCACACAAGGTATGTCGCAGGATCAAACACAGCAGATCGATTTGTATAGAATGTTTTTCCATTAGGCATTAGTTTGATATTCATATCATCCGGTGGAGCAAACCCATTCCGCACCGCGCGAACGTAGTAGTGACCGTCCTTACTGTAGTTGAGGACGCTACCGTCGTCGAAATACACGATCCACGCGCCGTATGGACCGTAGGCAGTAGTATTAGAAGACCAATAGGAGGACGACTGTGTGTCAGGAAATAGGTCAGTGTTAATAGCAGGATTGTCTCTACTATAATCCACTAAAGAAATAAGCTCTTGTATTTTTGGCAGTCTCCAGTCGGTGTACTTCATTCTTTTATCTCCGCATCTCGGCAGCGTTTGAGTCGCTTGGGGTTCCAGTTTGTAGTTGGAAACTTATGGTTAAATAACCTACAAAAATGACTGTCAAAGGTAAATCGTAACCAGTTACAACAAAGCCTTCCATTGCAGCACCTCGTCTTAGTGACATCCTTGCCTAAGTCAATCAATGGTCTTATCTTCATTCCTTCACCTCCTCTACCTATTTAACTCATCTCTTACAATAGACCTGACACGTTTAACGAGTGCATCAGTATCAATTCCAGCTCTCTTTAAATCTTCTTCAAGAATCTTCAGTGGTATGTCCTGTATAAAATCATATTTGGCATCAAAAAAGGGGCTTTCGATTATGGTTACATTTTCTTTTACCACCAGTTCGCTTATTCTATACATACCTTTTGCCACTATCTCAACAGCCTTGTCATATTCTTTATTTCTTATTAATAGGGATAATGTAGCTAGCATATTATAGATTTGCTCATACTCTTGTATCGTCATTCCTTCACCTCCATCTCACGACAAATCTTAAGTCGCTTTGGTTCTTTGTTGCCAAATGGGAGAACTAGGTTAAAGGCCTCACAGTACACATGACCAGAAGACGTATCAAGGAACCGGCATTTTTTTAAACCATTTTTAGTAGCGCATTTTGTGGTAGTAACATCTCCCAAGTCAATCAACATGCGTATCTTCATTCCTTCACCTCATCATTCAGTTTTGGCATACACATATATAACGCCATTAACACATCCAAATAGTGCATAACCTTTTTGCCATACTTGCCATGCTGCCTTAGAATATTTAATATGTTTCCTGTTTAGCTTTAAACCATGGCATATACAATTACATGCCACATAATTTGCAGCATCCCAGGCAGCATACCTGGCATCATTCCAGGCAGCATCCCAGGCAGCATTCCAGGCATCATACCTGGCAGCATCACAGGCAGCATTACTGGCAGCATTACCGGCAGCATCACAGGCAGCATTCCTGGCATCATACCTGGCAGCATTACTGGCAGCATCACAGGCAGCATTCCTGGCAGCATTACTGGCAGCATACCTGGCAGCATTACTGGCAGCATCACAGGCAGCATTCCTGGCATCATACCTGGCAGCATACCAAGTTTTTCCAGTAAACAGTTTCCATGACTTTAATGGTTTTCCGTCCGGTTTTAAAAATTGCACATGCTTGATACTATCAACAAAATCAATAGCATCTAACCACCATTTAGGATGTTGTACTGGCTTTAGCAACCGTGCCCCAACAAAAACCGATTTATCGTCCTGGTGTATAGCACCATCCAGTATTGGCTCCGCCTCATAGCAGATACAATTCCATTTGTACCATTGATAAGGTTTGGTGGTCAGATGGATTCCACTACTACACATAACAATGTCATCATCAATCTTGTGCCATTTACCTGGTGTCCACTTTCCTTTTTTATCTTGCTTAGGCAGTGACCAGGTAAGATCACCGCCGTTGCATGACTTACCATCAACCAGTATTTTGTAATATTTGGTTTTCATTCCTTCACCTCATTTCATTCCTTTAGTAACCATATATGCTATAACTAGGTTTATAATAATAGCAATAATTAACAGGTAAAGGTTATCATCCATATTATTCTTTCACCTCACTCAACTTATGCCAAATTATGCAGGCGTAGTGTGCCAGCTTCAGCATGTCACGTTTCTGCTCCTCGGAACCCCTGGCATTGTTGCCAAACCTGGCACAATATTTTTTTATGTCGTTGATAATCTCAGCAGGCGATAGCTCGGTGCATCGGTCTTGGCCCTTCTCGCCGTATTGTTTTACGGTGTAATGCTCGATGTGATCATCAACGATGCTGCTAAACCAAGACCATTCGCCTCTGCGTGTTTCCATCATATCGCCTCCTTATTAAGTTCTGCTATCAGTTCATTGGCTTCGTACCATGTGCAAATGCCTAGAGTTTTCTGCATCCATATAAGACCTGTACTATTATCAGTGACTGTGCCATCTCCATTATCAGTGAACTTTGGATCAGCATTTAATGACCCACACTGTCCGGACCGCACCGCACGAAAGTAGTTGTAGTGGTCCTTAAAGTAGTAGTAGACGTTGCCGTAGCTGAAACTCACGACCCATGCGGAGTAGGGAGTGCCGACAAGGGTAGTAGACGACCAATAGCCGTACGCCTGCGTGTCAGGAAATAGGTCAGTGTTAATAGCAGGATCAAACTTGCTTCTATCTACTATAGAATTTAGTTCATCAACTGTAGGTAACCGCCAGTCGGTGTATTTCATATCGCCTCCTTATTAAGTTCTGCTATCAGCTTGTTTACTAATTCTTTCACACAATTTTCTATATTGTTTGCCACCATAAAATTTTCCAAGTTGTTTTCAAATTTTAAATTTTCCATTATCTTATCTTCACTAAGACCATTAACAAAGGCTTCCAATTTTCTATTAATCTCCTTTTCTTTTTCTAATAGTGACAAATCAAAAACGTTATCTTTTACCGGTATTTCTACTCTTTTAGCATTTAATGTTTGTGTATCATAAACAAAAAAACAAGGTTTATGATCAACTTGTGTTATGTCCATTCGCATTAATGACCCAGGATTTATTAACATTCTGCTTCCATTTTGTACTGTAAAAGTTTTGTGGTTATCCCCTGTAACAATAAGATCATAAAAACTGTTAGCATTTAAAAATTCTACAGCATCCATTGAATTAGGAACTTCTTCTCTAAAACAAATAAGACCATGGTAGATCAAAATATTGAATAAATTTGTATCTTCAACTTTAGGTATTGTTTCTCCAAAATTACAAAAGTAAATCTTTTCTTTTGTTTTCTTTTCTTCTTGACAAAAATCGGTTCTACTGGAAATAAATACTTTTGCACTTTCTAAAACTGCTAGTGGTGTATTGTCCATCTTATCATTTGAATGGTATCGCATATCGTGTTGTCCGAAAACACCAATCATAGTGGTTTTAGAAAGAATTTGAATCATGGTTCTTAAAGTTTCGTATGAAATTTTCTTTGTATGGAAGATATCCCCACAATTAAGAATATCCATATTTTCACGACAAGAATATGAAACGATGTAATTAATCTTTCTAATTTGTTCTTTAACATAATCATCAGTCCTTCTTTTTGGTGGTTGGTCTGTAATATGCCAATCACTAGTTATTATATACTTCATATTAAATCCTTATTTCTTGTTTACACAAAGGGCATATCTTTTGTTCAGACAAAAAGGTTTTGTGTTTATCCATTAAATCATCAGTTAATTTTTCCCCCACTGCTAATAAAGAATAATTTTTTCTGATATCCTCCACTTTTCTGTTTAATTTATTATGTTCAGTGGATAAATTCACACACTCTTCTGCTATATCTTTCAATTCAATTATTTTCCGTATTGGTTTTACTTTCTGCTCCAAATTTACAACATCTTTACTTATTTTGGTTATATCACAGCACAGTTTTTTTAGATTTTTTTGATTATTTGAAGCATCAGTTAATTTATTCAAAACAATTTTGATTTCATTTACTAAGTATTCCCCTTCCAAATACTCAATAGTATTTTGTAAAGCGGTCTTAGTTATGCAAACCCTCTTTATAATTTCATTTAAAGAATATGATGTTCGTTTTTTATCAGAGATATCATTTACTACAGATTCGAGATGTCTTAATTTACTGTCCTTTTCTTCTAAATCTACATAAGTATCCAATTCAATTGTACAGGATTCGATTTTTTCGTTTATGTCTTTTAGTTCTGAATTTATCGAATTTATTTTTTTGTTTGTGCGCTCCAAGCACAAATCTATTATATCAATACCAACCAGCTTATTTAATAGTTTTGCTACTGAACCGGATGAATCTTGTAAAAGATAATACCCTTCATGTTGGGAAAGAAAGTTAATTTCATTCATATTAAGAATATTCAAGACCTCATCAGGAACATCTGTTCCCAATGCTGTTAATAAGCAATCATTTATTTGATAGTAATGTGTCTTTCCACGAACATGGTGTACATAAGAATTATCGTTGAAGTAAATTTTTACGGACGTGTCTTCTTTATCAGAAGAAAAGAAGGATTTAAATGGGGTTCCTGATGGTCTATTAAAAAGAACCCATTTAATTGCTCTCATTACGGAACTTTTCCCAGAGTGGGAAGCCCCTTTAATAATATTGACCCCATTGGAAAGTTCTAATGTAGTATTCTTATGACTTTGAAAATTTTCTATTTCTATTTTACTTATCATTTTGCATCTTTTCTTTATCTAAAACTTTGTATAGGAATGTATCCAAGGTTGTTATTGTAATATGATGTGGGCAAAGATTTAATAAAGTACAATCTAACGGCACTTTGGCAAAGGGCATGTTGTAGAGAACATTACTAAAAGCAGCACAAATCAAACCATTGTTTCTTTTGAATATGATTAATGGTACTTTCTTATTGTGAAAGTCGCACTCTTTTTGTGCTTTATTAAACCAATCAAGAAAAATGTTTTTTGTTTTTGGTTTATCTATAAAATTTAGAAAATCTATTTTTTCACCATATCCCCTTTTAACTTCCACAAGAAAGATGTCAGTGAAAATCTTCCCTTCCTCTTCTTCGTGTTTAATATCTCCTGCACCAAATGGTAGGGACTTACCTTTTTTACTTTTTGTTGTTGCTCTTGCTCCTGATGCATCAGTTCTCCAAAATATATCTTCGTTTATTCCATCACTTATCCAAAGAGATAATATTCTCGAAATGTCTCTTTCAAATTGTCTCCCCTTTGCACCTCCACCACCTTTTCTCATTATTTTCTACCGTATTTTATTGCTAATTTAGAATGACAATAACAATATAATTTCCCAGGACCATATCCATTTCTATTTTTACATTGCTTATTAGAAGAAAATAATTCATATGCACATCTAGTATGGTCGTAAGGAACACCCCCACCTTTACTGCTTTCATATATATGCTTTTTTGCTTTGATCTTAGTAATAAAAGGATAGACAATCACAAGAATTCCTCAAAATATAGTTGGGAAGGGGAGCAGGATAAACTTTTAAACCCACTTCCCCTTTTACGATGGGGCAATCAACCAACTATAGGTCTATATATTTTGGTTTTCTTTTTATACTTATTTCATCTTCGATTTGCTTCCATAAATTTGCTGTCAATTCTTTTAGTTTCGGTTCCAAACCCTTTTCTTCTATGAAAGAAATAAGATCATCTTCTCTCATTTGCTCTTCGCTAATCCCATCAGCTAGTATATACCCACCGCCCTTCTTCCCCCAAAACTTATTATCAACAAGAAAATTAATACAGGATTTAATATCATCCACCCCGTAATCATAATACACAGGAAAACTAATTTCTCTTAGCTTTCCTGTGTATTTGTTCTTTTTTACTTTAGCAATAATATTTTGTCCTAGAGTATGTGAATTTCTTGTTTTGGCTTTAATGCTACTTTCTTTGGATAACCATATCTCATGGGAAGACCAAAACTCCAAAGCTCTTCCACCTGATTTGGTTTTCTTCGGTCCGTACATAACATTAAGGCTGTCTCTAGTTTGGGAGATTATTAGTGATAGAGAATTTGTTTTCTCTACCCCTTCAGCAAAGTTTCGAAATGCTTCTGATGCCCATTTTGCCTTTTCAGATTTGAAGCTGCCTTTTATATCTTCTGTTTCATTACTAAGAACCTTCTTTACTATTTCATCACCCCTCTTTTTTTCTTCTTCTGAAGAAAGACCGTCAAAAGAGTCTGTGATGTAGACAAATGGTTTATTGTCAGCCATCATTCTAAGATGGTTTCCATACCATTGTTGTATGGTTCGAGAGTTAATGTCTCTTCTTATCCTCTCGCTTACTCTTTTTCCAAATAGTTTTGAAACATTAAATTCCAGGGCAACTTCAGTATCATCATAAATAAGCTCATAGTCATCAAATCTCTTATCCTGACAAAGCTCTGCCAGCATAGTTAAAGCAAGCATACTCTTTCCAGCAGAAGAATCACCTATCAAATTTATTATCTTTCCAAAAGGATACCCACCGAAAGCATTATCAGAAAGAGCAAGATTAAGAAGTGTGCTTCCTGTTTGTATAAAGCCATTTTCTAATTTTATTTCTTCTTGCTCTTTCCTTTTTGGACTCATTCCATTCTCCTTCTCATTCTTTTAGGTGGATCGCTTGGTTCTGGAACATCCACATGCTCAGTAAATCTTCTTCTTCTGGGTTCTTCAACTGGTTTTTCCTGTACAGGTTCTGGTTTGGTAAGCAATTCGTATGCTTCAATACATTGGTCAACTTGCGAGCATGTGTCACACTCGGGATACTGCTCAGGTGCTACACCAAAATATTCACCTGCCGGACACCTTCTTGCATTTATCGGTTTTTCATCAACAGAATCTTTTTTACCCATAAGGGCATTTTTCATTGAATCATAGGATGGGTGCATATCAAGCAACTCATCCAAAGGAACAACCATATCTAAAATATCATCAGGTATGGGTTCCCGTCTATCAACAAAAGCGTGGCCAAGATATTCCATTGTTTCTTTAGACTTAGAAACTATTTTGAACCTGATGCTTCTCCCATTATCAGGATCAAGATAGTTTATGTACCCACCACCTCTGGGCAATCTTGCCAATTCACTGATTTTTTCTTCAAAGAAGAAGTAAGCCACTTCCCAGGGAATGGGTCCCAATTTTTCAATTATCCCTTTTTCATCATGTACCCATACATTATATATTTCTCTTCGGTATGTTCTCAGTGCAGTGTAATCATCACCGCTTGGACGTTCTTCTTTAATATATTCACATATAGGACAAGGCTCTTTGAAATTTTTTAGTGGGCAAACAAAATTATCATTGAGCATACCTATTCTTCTGTGGATAAACAGATCGCAATTGTAAGCAATTTCACCTTTCTTTAAATGGGGGTGGTTAGCACCAGCAAAGAATGGAATAATGTCTATAAGATGCACCTCATTCTTTTCAGGCATCCATATTTTCATTCCTTCAGGAAACTTCTCTTTCAAAAATATGGAACGACCGGATATCTGTCGTTCTTCAGTTTCCTGTCTACGTTTCAACAAATCTTGCCTATGTTCTGACATTCTTTTTCTCATAGTGGACATAATTACTCTCCTTTTTTCATTCTTGATGAATTAATGTTTTCCGTTTTCATTTTCTGTATAGCTTCACCGACATCTTTATCTGTGCAATAATAATTGTGAACATATAACTGAACAAGAAGCTCCAACATTTTTTTCTTTTGGTCAAGTGCTTTCAACATATTTTCCAATGAATTCATTTCTTTCTGTTTTTCAATTACATCTTTTCTTAAATCTGAAACCTCTTTATTTGAAGTTATGGCAGAAGATATTGCTGCTTCAGTTGTTTTTATATCCGGTGAAATTCCGTTTGTTCTAAAATAAATATCCAAACCGGCTTCCGTTTCCTTTAGCTTAAATTTTATATCTCCCAATTCATTATCTAATTTAGCTAATTTCTCACTATAGAAAAAATAAAGGCTTGACTGATTTTCACAAAGAGAATCAAGGTTATACTTATCAATTGCTAAATCTTTATCTAACATATTTCACCTCAGTACATATTATTATAACATAGTTTAGAGTAAAGTCAATAGATTTTTTTACTTGATGCAAGATAAAAGACATGCTGCTGATAGACCTGCTTTCCCTGAATAAATAAAACTATCGGTAAAGTTTAGAATTATGGATGTAATGAACTCCGCTTTCTTTTCATTACTAGATAGTAGTACTTTATTCAAATAACCAAGAATGGCATATCTGGCTGCTTCTGCTTCTCCATTATATCCACTTAATATATTTCTTATTTTGTCCCATTTTTCTGATGGGTTTTCTGTGGATATGAGTGCTCGGCAAATATCAATGGATAGATTCTCTCTTGTTACTACATGGGAAATACATTTAATTGCTTCTTCTTCAGATTCAATATCAATTACTGAATCAAGTAATGACAACGCCCTTCCGAAAGAACCTTCACAAGAAGCGGAGATTTCCTTCAGAAGATTGTTTAGTGGGTCATTAATTCCCTCCTTCTTTAATATTCTTTCTAATCCTTTTATTATTGTTTCTCTGTCTAACAACTCCAATTCCCCACAAAAGCACCTTCGTTTTATAGTGATCTTAATCTTTTCGGGTTCAGTGGTGGAGAGTACATACAGAACATGCTTAGGTGGCTCTTCTAGCATAAGCAGAAGGGACTCTTGTGCAGCTCCAGTAATCTGGTGACACTCATCAAGCAAGTATAGTTTGTACTTCCCCATAATAGGTTTATAAGCAGTGCTTTCCCCAATTTCTCTTATTGTGTCAATCCCCCTTGTATTGGCTGCATTGTAAATAAAAAAATCACAATCAGCTATCTTAAAAAAGTTTTTTAATATGTAGGCCATTGTTGTCTTGCCACATCCTGAAGGGCCACTAAAGAAATACGAGTGTGGAACATCCTCCTTTCTATTCAAAACGGAAGTAAGGCTTGCTTTTGTTTTTTCATTTCCAATTAATTCAGTGTATGTTTTTGTTCTGTACTTTGTTTGCAAAGGCATGTGTTCTCCTCAGTTCCTTCATTTAAAACAGAAACAAACGCAGTATCACACTTTGGACACAATAAAGTGAATTCTGGGTCACTGTCAGTTAGTTTTTGGATTAAAATTAGATTGTCATCTTTACATTCATAACATATTCCTTTTGTTCTGCTTACTCGATACTCTCTGGATTGACAAAAATCAATTGTTTCGTCATCCATTAAATCAAAAACCATTCCACTGAGACTATTCATTTTATCACCTCCTTTCTATTTCTTTCCATACCATCCTTCGTTTATGTCTGTGATTTCAAATTCAATTTCTAAAGGAACTATTATCCAAGGGTTTTTCTTTATCAATTGATCAGTTCCCATGTACTTTATTATTTCTATAATTTCATCTTTTTCGGGTGGGAATAAGTCAATTACAATGGAATCGTGTATTTGCCCCACTATCTTCGATTTATAATTTCTTTTGGTTATTTTCTTATTCACATGAATTAAAGTCCAAAGAAGACAGTGAAAAGCAGTTCCTTGTATAGGATAATTTGTTACATCATTATATTTCATGTAGCCTGTAAACTCAAACCCAAAGAATGTTTTTATCCTACCGGTTCTTCTATACAAAGAATTTATGTTTTCCTTCCACATATCATAAACACAAAAACGTTCCCCCCAAAATATTCTTTCACACTTCTTGCAGTGTTCTAAAAAAAGCTCTAAAGATGTTATACCTTTAGTTTTCAGATGATCTTTTACAGTAGAACCAGATTTAAACTTTAGATTTAAAACCGCCATCCATATGTTTGTCCCACACTCTTTCCAATAGCTGCCGTAGAATTGTGGGAAAGTCCAACCATTTTTGCCATAGAACCTTATTTCTTTTGTAATCTCCTCTGGTTTGATCATAAACAAATCACAGCAAACGTCCCTATGCATATCAGTGGTTGGATCTTTTATATATTTAATCATATTTGGATCTTTGTGATAACAAACAGAAATACGAACTTCTATTCCAGAGTAATCTGCTTCCAGTATTTGGTTTCCTGGAGTTGGAATAATTCCGGATCTAACAATTTTCTTTGCTTCTTCTTCTCTAACAGGGATGTTTTGAAAATTTGGTTTTGAAGAACTTGACCTGTATGATTTTGGATTCACTAAGTCAAAACAAGGGTGTATTTTACCATTACACACTTCTCTTTTAAACTGTGCTAAATAGGTTCCCTTTGTTTTCTCCAACCTTCTTAATTCCAAAAGCTTGTTTCCTGTTGGAAACTTACTGGCTATCTTTTCTATAGAATTTTTATCTAATGATAAATTTCCTTTTTCAGTATATCTTTTGCCTGCTCCCACTATTTCATAAAACAGAAATCCCAAATCTTTAGATGCCCCCCAATCAATCTTCTTATGCTTTATTTCAAAAAATTTCTTTGCTTCCACAGAATCGTTTAGTTCGTTCTTTAAATTTTCTATTCTTATGGAAAGTTCAATATCAGCTTTATTAAAGTACTCTTCATCTACACAAATTCCGTTATACTCACAATCAGCAAGTGCAATTTGACCTTCAATAAACAAATCGGTTGCCGATGCCCAATCAGCATCTTGATATTTACTGTGCAATTTATAAAGTTCTCTACTGTAGAAAGTATCAAGTGCATTATATCTGAGCAGCTTATCCAATGGTATTTTATCAACTGAATTAAATTCTGCCCCTTCTAAAAAATCTTCTACTTCTTTATTGTATGGTCGAACACCAAAGTTTAAATAGGTTTGGAATTTCAGATCACAAAACTTTTGTCTGTTGTCAATGCATCTTGCCCCGATCATGGTGTCCCATTCCCAATCTAATTTCTCAACACCAAGAATACATCTTGCCCAATTATGTTCAAACTTTAGGTTGTGTGCAACCAACCTTTTGGACTCCATTATATTCTTTAAATAGAGTTTTATTTCTTTTGTTTCAGCCTCAGAGAAATAGTTTCGATAATTAATTGGAAAAGAATACACATTGCCCTGTAGATTTGCTAGGGAAACTGATGCTATGAAGTGTCCTGATCTATAAGGCCGTAGTCCTGAAGTTTCAAAATCAATAAATAAAGGGGAGTTTACATTAAGTATTTCTTTTAAAGCATTGATTATTTCATTAAATTGATATAATTCAAAAATAACATTATCTGTTTTTGGTTCAGGTTTTATTTTTTCTCTTAGATTTAAAGAAGCTTCTTTTAGATCATGGATAAAGCAAGATAAAAGATTTTCATCATTTTCGTTTCTCATTATAAATGATGGGTGAAATAATACATTAACAATGGAGTTAGTTTTCCTATCAGGTATAGTTAATCCTCTAAATCTGGATATGGAAGTATCCTTAAAATCTTCACCAAGAAATGATTCTAAGGAAACATTTCCCAGAAGCCATATCTTTTCAGGTTGTAATTTTTCAATTATATTATTTACAAATGGTCGGCAATACTTTATGTGGTCATCCGTGGGGGTTTCACTTTTTCCTGGATAACAATTTACAGCATTAATTTTCCAAAAATCTCTATCTAAATCCAGTCCAATTGATTTAAGTTTACTTCTTAAAAACTCTCCAGCTCTTCCTATTAGCTGAGTTCCCAATCTATCTTCATTTTCTCCAGGTGCTTCAGCAATTATCAAACATTTTTTCTCCCCCCTTCCTGTATAGTTCATTTTGGGGGTGATACAGGTGTGGAGTAATCCACACCTGTAGCAGTTAGAATTATTATCAGGATCAAAATTTTCCTTGGACCATTCTTCCATTTGTTTTTTGGTAAATAAAGAATTCACTTTACTCCTCCGTCATCAATGCAACAAGAACGGTGAGTTTTTTGTTATCATCACAGAAATAAGCCGTGTTATTTGATATTGACAATTTAAAGGAATGGGTGTTTTTAATTACCTTTTGAAGATATGTTTTGTTTACTATTATATTAATATCATTATCAGGGTCACTTTCCATTTCCAAAACAGATTCAAGTGAACCTGCTTCACCAGATGAAGCCAGCATTTTTATTTTGTTTTCTTCTTTGATTAATCTTATTCCGTGGTCTTTATCAAAGAAGGATAAGAATGGGTTGAGTGCTTTTGTGAATTCATCTTTATTAAATTTATACACATGAGCGAAAAAATTATCCTCTTTTAGTAAAGAGGCGACATTTGGAAATTTTCCATTTACCAATCGAACAGCATAATACCCCAAATCACCGCATAAATAAAGAATTGATTTATCTTTAACAAAGTAAGAGGAAATGGATTTTCCTTTGTCCATACTATATAGGGAAAACAGAATTTCAGAAGGAACCAATAGTTCCTCTTCAAAAATAATATTGTCTATGTTGTATATACTAAACACTTTTTCATTTGTTGACTCAATTTTGTTTTCATAAATGTGGTAGTTGTTAAGTGTGCCCTTAATTGGATCGTTTGTGGTAGATGCACAGCACAGATACACACCATTCCAAAAATCTTCAGGTAAACTAATTCTACAACCTTCAGCAAATCCTTTTTGACATGTGGCAACTGCTTCATAAAATAAATCTGAGCATAGTAAGGTGGGGAGCTTTGCTTTGATAGAGGATGCTTTTATTATAAGTTCATTTCCATTTAATGATATATCCATTTCACTATCGGCAATATTAGAGATTATGGAAAAAAACCTATCACAGTTAACAGCACAATCAAACCCTAAGTTTATTTTCTCTTCACCGTAAACAAGATAATTAAAATAATAAATCTTATCAGTACACAGATTAATACACTTGGTTTCCTCAGAAACACCAAAACCTTTAATGCCAGAACGTAACTTTTTGACTATGTTTTTAACTTCTTCTGTTTTTACAATCATGTTAATTACCTTTCTGTAAAACTTCTTTTTTGTTTCGTTCTATTATTGCCATTGTGTATTCAAAATCCTTAATAAGGTTTCTAATTGGGGATATTGCTTCACGCCTTCTTATTTCAACCTCAACATCATCACAAGAAATCTTTACGGGACTGTTTAGATTGTTTTCTCTTATCAAAGCAAGCTGGTTTACAATTTTCTGATATTCTTTTAAATCAGCATCCATTTTATTTATTTTATCCATGAATCCCATTTTGTTCCTCCTTTATAGTTTCTGATAAAATTCTCAATCGTTTCGACCATCTGTCAACATCCATTTCCTCTATTTTTGTTTCTACTTCATCCAGAAAATCCTCAAATTGTTTTAAGAAAACCATTATATTATCTTTTCTTTTTACTAATGGTTTTCTATTTAAAAACTCAGTGATGGAATCACTTTTGCCGTATAAATCATAAGAAAAATTTGTTTTCTTTTTTATCATTTGTTTGTTCCTTTTTAGGGGTTAGTTTTAAAAATTCCAAAACTCTTTTGTCAAAGATACAGAACAGTTGACTGGAATAGAGAGGGCTTAAAATGGACATAAATTCAGGAATGTATGTTTCTTTCTTCCAGTCAACATTTACATTAACAAAATCAAAACCCCTTCGTTTAAATACTTTCATTGCTCTGGATAAAGCAATAAATTTGCCTATCCACCTGTTTTCATTATCTTTATTACTTTTTCTTGAATATCCAAAGCACAGCTCTTCAGTGGGTCTTTTTATGTAGATAACGGCTACAGTGGTGTTTCCAAAACGTCTTATTCGCAACTTACTTTCCGGACAAATTTTCTCCATATGCTCTTTCATCTTTTTATACTTCAATTTGTAATTTTGCGTCATATTAACCCCTTTAATTAAAATCAGAATCCAAATGCGCCTGACCTATGGTTAGTTGTTGTAAAACTGTTACCGAGTCCGTTTCCATAAAATCTTTGTGCCTATGTGCCATTACGGAAATCCTCATTATACCAAAATCTTTTTCTTCTCTTGTTTGGTTCAAAGCAAGCATACAGTCAATGTGTCCTAATTTTCCTTTCCATCTTGCTGTGTGTTTTTGGGTTACTACAATGGCTTCCAGTGAATCTCCTGTAGCTTGGGTTCCTGTTACTACCAAACAATTTCTTTGTGAAGCAAGTCTAGCCAAAGCCATCCATGTTTCATCCTCCTTTAATACTCCAGTAAGTTCATCTCTTTCGGGTTTAAGAATATCAGCATGGTCAACAGCAATTAACTTGGGTACATATCCCTCAGTTTTTTCTAAGATATCCAAATCCCTTTCTAAATCAGAAATGTTTGCTGAAAATCGTGGGTAGGCTTTCATTCGATAGTACTTACTAAAAAACTGCTCTATTCCGGACATCTTGTTTATAATTGTGCTTTCATTGTATTCTGGGACATTAATTTCATCATACCATATATCTGGCTCAAATTCTGAATGGTTAATAGTTCTGCAATAGTCGCATGTTTTGTATCGTATATCTCTGGAATATGTAGGTTTTGTTCCATCTGGATTAAGAAGAATTCTGTCATTGGTTCTTTCCGGAAGTTTACAAGAACCCGATTGGTTTTTGGCACAATCAAAAACAGGATACAAAACAGATTCCGAGTTCTCAGATGATGGTACCAACCTCTTATAAAATCTTTCCTTCATCTGCTCAATGGTCATTTCAAGAGAAAAGAATACTACAGGCAGTCTGGAAAACATCCCCATGATACAAAACTCTTGAAGGTAAAATGTTTTTCCTCTTTTATAAGGTCCGGTAATACCAACAAGCCATCCTGCTTCAAATGGACCGACAAAGTTCCCCAACATCCCAGGTAATTTTAAAAGGGGTTCTGTTTTATGGTCGAAGTGCTTCTGTATTTCTTTGCTTTCAAGCGGATTAATCCAATTTGAAGTGATCTTTGATATTTTTTTAAAAGCCAAAGCTTCATCTTCAGCCTTTTCCAATTGATCTTCTTCAAGAAGGATTTTTATGTTATTGGCTCTTATTTCTAAATCACGTTTTTTGAAATAGTTGATTGTTTGGTCTGTTAAATAATTAATATTTATTGATTTTTCTATGTAATTACTTTCATCGAGTTCAATTAGGATTTTTTTAATAGCTTCCTTTTGATCTTCAGATAAAAGGTGTTCTCTTTCATAGAATAAATCAAAAATATCATCTTTTATACAATCATCATATTCCAGAAAGTGGTCGTAGCACCAACACACCATCCTCTTGACATGGTCATCTCTGAAGTAGATTGGTTTCAATATTGACGTTACATTATTAGTAAACTCCTTTGATAGAATTAGGCCAAATAGTATCCTTTTCTCTAAGGATGTGTCTACCTTTACCCTTTTTATGCTCATACTTACCTTTGTGCATAAATGGACATTCTAGGACTTGTTTTTTCACTACTCATTATCATGTTTTTGTTCAGCCAACTAGGTATTCTTTGTGAGAATGTATATGGTGAACACAAAACACCTGTTGTTACTTGTTTAAGTTTCTCATCACTAATAACAGAGGAAAATAAGATAGTTGCAGCTTTTTTTGGAGTATCAATATACAAAGGTTTAATTAATGTTTTGTTTTTTTCAATAAATTCTGTAAGTAAGTTTCCTGTTTTAATAAAATTATTTTTATCTAGCTGAGAAAAATCTACGGAAGCTCCACCAAGTATTTTTTCCACAAATAGTTTTTTTATCTCATTCGTAATTTCAGGATTCGTTTCTATTAGTTCCGGTTCCATTGGCTGCGGTTCGTTTTCAAAATAGTAAATAAACAGTGATTTTGTAGTTGTTCCGTTTGAATAGATGGATAGAAGAAATTTGTCTAAAGTTCTGTAAGAGTTTAGTTTTACTTTATTTTCTGGTTTATACTTATCTGATAAGGCTTTTTCAAAGTTTTCTGCTGAGATGATGAAGTCTTCTAAGGTAAATTTATTGTTATAGTATCGTTTAAATTCAGGTAAGCTGTTGAATAATGTTCCTTTTTGCAATCTTTTTAGGTATGTGAGAGTAGTTTGATAAGATTTGGTTTCCGTTCCTGGTAGTTTAAATCCTTTGCTGATCCATACGTTTATGAAATTTTTTAAAGAGTCAGAAATAGGCTTAGAATCAATTTTCTCATCGTTATTGGTGTCAAGTGTAGTGTCTGTGATAGTTTTTTGAAATTTGGCCGGTTTCCGTTCGTTTTTAAGGGGTTCAGGATTAATGTCAAGGTCACTTTTTACGTTTTGGTTTAAATTATCGCCCACGGGCACGTTTAAAATAGTCTGTTTAGTTTCGTCAAGGTTTGGTTTAGGCAACGTTTTGTCTTTTTTTAAATTATCTTTTTCTAAGTCATAAATCGTTTCATCAAGGTTTGGTTTAGGCAACGTTTTATTGTTTTCTAAATTCTTGTCATTCTCCAATTTTTGTTCTGGCAATGTGTTATTTTCTTCTTTTTTGAGTTTTAAAAAATTTTTACAGTATTTACTTCGTAAATACATTTGGTGTAAAATACTAATATTATTATTAATACTTATAATTAAATATATATCTTTAGATATATATTTAGTAAACGATTTTTGTAAGTCGTTGATTTTGCTTAGTATTTCTTCAGACTCAATTTTTTCGTCACTAAAAATGTTGGTCATTTGGCCAACTTTTTGGAAAATCAAGTTAAAGTCGTCGTAAGTATCTGAATTCCCTTCCTCTGGAAAGTTTCCAAAAAGAGACTTTTTGCCTGACCGGTACGTTTTTGGACTAGTGGACACTTCTGTCAACCGGTACGTTTTTGTACCACCAACCGGTACGTTTTTGTACCACCAACCGGTACGTTTTTGGACTAGTTGACCGGTACGTTTTTGGACTAGTTGACCGGTACGTTTTTGGACCCCCTCTTGCTCTAACTTTTTGTTCAGTTCTTCTAAATTAACTCTATAGGATGTTGTTTTACCGTTTTCCAAATGGCGTTCAATTATATTAGAATCAATTAGATTATTAATAAGATTAATAACTGAGCTTTTATTTTTAATAAAACATATTTCTTTTATTTGGTTTAAACTTAGGTGTAGGTAGTTTTCCCCACTAGGCAGGAGTGTTTGTATAAGGAGAGCTTCTCTCAATCCTACACCATTAGCTAGTTCTACATCGAAAGAAGTTATGAGGGGATTTTTTTTCATAGGGTACTTTTTTTTGATTAAGTAATACTATAACACGCCTATAAAATTTTTCAACTAATAAATTTTAGAAAAAACGTCTTTTCTGATGTTTTTTACGTCTTCATCGGATAATTCGGCAGGGTCTTTTTTGTCTATTGTATAAATGTAAACATCTTTAACAAAAGAACAAAGGGAATTTGCTAGTTTATTGGATGCTTCTTCAGCATCAGAATCAAGTAATATAAATATCCTATTGATATTACTTAATTTTAAGATTTGTTCGGATGTGAACTTTTTTCCTAGTATAGCAACGCACCCTTTACCTATTCTCCATACGTCGGTTGTTCCCTCTACAACAATAGCTGTGTTTGTTATAGTGTCTATATTGTATAGACAGTCTTTTATGTTTAGAACAGATTTTTCATTTGGACAGTTTTTATATTTTGTTACCCCAATAAAATTTCCAGGTGTTCTACCAATGTAAGATACTAGATTGTGATGATAATAAATGGGAATATAAATTCTGTTTTTGAATCCCATTGATGATGGAGGAAAGGATGCAATTTTATAATCCATTTTTAATTTATTAACGTCAAATCCACGTGATTCCAGATAATCTGAATGGATATTTGTAAGGGGGATTGTTTTTGGAATTTCAAATTCTTGTCTATTTTCCAATTCTTCTTTAAAGGATTGAAGTTCCCCAGAGGAATAGGATGAGATAATTTTCTTGGCTTTTTCATATGAGCATCGTTCAATATTTTTTATGTACTTAAGGAAGCTGCCCCTTGTGTTGCATCTCCAGCATGAGATGTTTCCGCTATAAAGATTAATTCCCAAGTGACTTGATGGGTCTCCATCAGGACAAAAAGGACAGTTAACGCCGATCCAATTATTGGATGATATGTTTTTTCCTTCGGTAAGAAAGAGAATTCTTTTGTCATTTAAGTATTTTTTTACGTCTATTTTTTCTATCAGCACATTCAAATTCCTTTTGTCTAAGTACTTCTCTTATGTTTCCCAAAGTTACTTTTTTGTTTGTCTCTTTTTGAATAGACCAGTTTTTAACCTTGCTTTCTCTTATATCTGCTGCTCTGGCCATTTGTGGCAGTGACCACCCACAAATTTTTAAACCTTCTATGCATTTTGTTACTGATACTTTGGGGTTATTGGTAAACGCTTTCAAAAATTTTCTCTTGTCCGGAGTAAGTTTAGGGTACTTTTTATATTTGCCCAAAGGTCTTACTTTGATTTTTACATCTTTCAACCATCCTGTTAAAAGATATGTAGAAACACCCAACAACTCTGCTATTTCCGGAATACTCATTTCTTTGTATAGTTTTTTTAAGCAGGAAGCCAGTGATCTATATCCTAATTCATCGGCTTTGCGTGTGGCTCGTAGGAAGTTGCTGCTGTTAATTAATTTCATGATCTAAATCTTGTCTTTTTTTGAACATCTTTTCCGTCTACAACACACAAATATATCTGCTCATTGCATTTATAAAAACCTGTGTTTTTTTGGGGATAAAAAACTCGATGCTTTTTTTTACAGACTACACAATCAATATATTTCTTTGGTTTTTCTATTTCTTTAGATTTTTCAAGTTCCTCTTTTGTGAGAAAGAAATAATTTGGTTTCATATCCAATTGTTTTCCATATAAATACAAAGTCTGCTTCCAAAGTGGTCTATCAAATAGGTGTGTGATGGATCAAAGAAATCGTATATTATGACCTCTTCTTTATCAGAAGTTCTTCGCAAACCTCTTCCTATTGCCTGAATTGTGGGTATTTCCCCTTTCCCACCTCCTGCGTTTATTATTATGTTCAATGAAGGTATGTTTATTCCTTCTCTCCATACAGAAGTGACAATAACCACATCCAGTGTTTTGTTGTTTAAAAGCCTTTTTGTGTGTTCTCTTGATTCGCTTTCAGTAGCACCATTTACAAAACTACTTAGCAATTGGTTTTGTAAACACATTTGGTGCAATCGTTCTCCATGCTCAATTTTATTAACCAGAATAAGAACTGTTTTTTTCTCATTTCTTGCTTTCTTAACTACTTCAAGAATAGAGTCATTTCTTTTGTTATTAAGCAGTATTCCATATTCTATAACATCATTATAATTTCTGAGCTTCTTTACTTTTTCATTTATGGGAAGCTTTACTATCTTTATTTTGGGCTTTGCTAAAATTTCTAGCTTAGAGGCTTCATTTATTGTTTGCTGTGCAATTACAGGACCTAATAAACCCTCAATTGCTAGAATTTTTTCAGGATCAGTCGGTGGAGTTGCCGTAAACCCTAATCTAATCGGGGCGTGTATTTTATTTAATACATATTCATATGACGGTGATGAGGCATGATGAGCTTCATCCACAATAATTGCATTATAGTTATTGTGTTCAACAACCATGTTTTTATATGTTTGTATTGTGGAGACAACTATGCCTTGTGTAGGTGTATTCTTTGTTGTGCCATCAATATACATCACGTTTTTAAATTCTTTTGAGAACTCATCATAAAGCTGTTTTACTAGACTTATGGTGTGGGCAAGTATTAAAACGTTTGTTTCTTTCGGCAAGCAAGACAAAATTGCCATTTGGAGAACTGTTTTTCCTGATCCTGTCGGGGCAAGTATTAAACCCCTCTTCATGTTTGATTTTATAAAAGATTCTACTAACAAACTCTGGTCTTCTCTAATCGTAAGATTTTTTAGATGAGGGCTTGAAAGAGTTATGTCCAAATCATATAAAATTTCTAGGTCTGTGCCAGGAAATTTATTTACTATCCGAGACACCAATCCTGTGTAGAAGTAAAGTTTATTGCCATCCCTTTTATATACAGGCTTTCTCCACATCCTTCTTTCTTTTGTAAATCTTGTCTTTTGATAGAAGATTGCGTCGTGGGATAAAATGGGATGTATGTATCTCATTTCAGAGACATTAACAGAACTTCTAACTGGATTGTGAATGGTTATTTTCATAAAAATTTCTAGGTCAAAAGGTTAAATTTTATTTATATCTACATTTGGTATTCTGTATGATTTTAAAACTTCCTTTAATTTGTCTTTTTCAAATTTATTAAGAAATTTTTTAAAATATTTTACAACATATTTCTTTTTGTGACATTTACATTGATTGGAGAAGGCGCAGGCTCCCAACAATTTGGTAGAGTTCCACTTATCACACCATGTAAATAGGGACGGATTGAAATCTGAGCATTTTTCCGTTTTAATTTCTTTAAAATCTTTTGCATTTATACGACAAGCAATGGTGATGTGCACTTTGTTCTTTTTATGCTCGTCTGTAATTGTGCTTTTTAAACCATTTACACAATACGAACAGATTATCTCATCATGTTTTTTGTTCATTATTTTATCTCTCCGAGATTTTTTGGATTTGGTGGTATAATATCGTTCTTAATCCAATTTGTTATTATAAAAGAAACTAGATTACTGATGCTTCTTTTTTGTGAAGTTGCCACATCTTTTATCTTTTTGTAGTCCTTCATTTCTATTGTTACTCCTATTTGGATGGTGTTTTTTTCTTCGTTCTTATTTTTCATTTCGAAATCCCTTCTCCATTTGTTCTCCGAGATACTTCTTTTAGAAAAAGAGAAGTTCACCGAGATATGTTATAGTGTAGTATTATAACATAAAAAATATTAAAATCAAGTGAAAAGTGAAAATGGCACAAAAAAAGGGATGTGGTTTCCCACATCCCTTTTCTTTAACCATCCATCCTTTTCTAAACAACAATGGAGATTGTTACCAATATTAAAAACACAAAGACCAATATAAATATTTTTTCTTGGATGGAATCATTCATAAATCTTATCCAGTTCACTTGAGATGAGTTCATGAAGATAATCTTTTGTGGATTCATACTTTCGTGGAAACTTCCCCAGGATGGAAAGCTTGAACCCAAACATTAGATCAGATGTTACCTTTATGGTAAAATCAGAATAACCATCCCAAAATCCATTTTCATTCATGTGATGATAGGATGAGTGGATAACTAATTTTTGCCCGTTCGATTCATAAAAATCGAAGATTGGATCGTCAATTGGAAATCTCTTTACCATTTCCTCTATTTTTTCTGTATGTTTTTCCTCCCATTCTTTGTTGTCCATCTGAATACATCTTAAACGAGCATCAGTTAAAGTGGCCAGTTCTTGATAAATCTTTTTTGGCATAAGCACCTCTTATATTTGGGTTGTGGATATTTCTACAGGTTTTCCATCCTTTTCACACAAAACTACGGCTATTTCCCATGTTCGTTTTTTCACATTTGCCATTTTTGCTATCTTTTGCTGTGCTTCATAAGACGTATTTGCTTCCACCTCATATTTTTTTCTTTTGTAAAAGCCAATGTATCCGTTCATGTTATCCCTCCATTCCTTGTTCTCGTTTTTTAAATGGTGTATAGCTCTTCTTTTTTTGTACTGGATTATTTAAAATATCGATTATTTCAAATCTACATCTGTTGGCTTCTTTGTTTTCATTATGAAAGAAGCAAACATCGTCTGGATTGTAATCTGATAGTTTCTTCCCACACTTTCTGCAATATCTGTCCATTTTCTACTCCTCACACATTTCGTCCATTATTCCTTTTTCACTTCCAGAGAGTTTTTTATAATTCTCATCCAAACGGAAAGAGAGTTTGGTTAATACATCTATTAATTCGTAAGAGCATGTCTTAAATGGAATTTTTTCTTTTTGACAATCTTGAGTGAATTTTTTGGCAAGTTCCACTAAATTTAATGCTAATTCTTTTCTCATTTCTTTTAATTTTTCATCCATTGTTTTTCTCCATTATATTTGGTATAATTGTTTAAATCTTTCCACCATTCCTTCATCAGATACAAATTGTATTATTTCCGACCATTCTGCTAACCATAATTTATTGCATAACGAACATTTTATTATTGGTTCAATTTTGCCACAAAAGTGTTTTATCATACTGATTTGGTAATAGTCTGTTTTTCCTATAGTGGGAAAAGAGAATTTCACTTCATCAGTAGATGCTGGTAACTTCTCTCCATGATAACATTTCATGGTTATCATTATTCCATTATCTTTTGAAACAATGCTTGTCTGTCCTGGATTATTAGCCAATTCCTTACTGTGATAACCATTTAATGGTAATCCTCTATCATGTTGCAGATAATTACCTGGAAGAATGGGGTCTTCATCAGTAAAAGGAATTCTCCAATTTGTGCCGAAATAATTTCCGGATATTAATTTAACGTCGTTTTTGTCTTGGTATCTTAAATAATACATATTTTCCAGTGTTCCGATTTTGATGGTTGCACCATCTGATTTTCTAATTGCATATTCACCCATTGTTTTTTCCTTTCTGTTGTGGTTGTTTAGTATCCCATACGATCCAGTTTCTCGTTTAACCTTTGTATAGCATTGGCTCTGTTTTTCTCACACATTTTTATAAATGGATTTGTTTTCTTCAGCCTCCGTATTGCTCTCGAATGTAATTCACCATTTTTATCAAAAACGTGTTTTCTATGGTACCTAAGTAATTTACTAATCTTTTCCGTGTTGTCCATGCATTTTGGATTCATGTTATTTCTCCATTGTTTTTTGTCGGGGATACTACTAAGAAAAGGGTATGTTTTTTATTACACCTCCATTCTGTTTAGTTTGTTTAACTACCTAATACCATCCACACTATAAATAGTGTGGATGGGTTAGATAGTTAGAAATGGTTATGCTGCTTTTCGAAATACCCTTTCAACCACAACCATCTTTTCATTTTGAACATCTGGAGATGATATGTTGTGGGTAACAAATTGGGTAACAGCATTATGCATTTCGTAAAATGGAATTTTTCCGGTTTGAATATACTCATTTAATGTCATACCGCTTCCCACAATGGGAAGTGCCAAAAGCTTTGTTCGATGGTTTTCTCTTTTTACTTCCTCGTCTTCTTTTACCGATCCGAACGGAAGGTTTGTCCATATCTCCGTGAATTCCGGAATATCCAAAACCCTGGATTTGTTTTCTTTCCAAAAATCACAGAAGTCATGGACGTTTAGCAAATCGTCTTTGATGGACTCAATAATTTCCATCTCGTCCATTGCCATGCGGTGCCTTTGGGAAGTCTTTCTTCCTTTCCTGCCCACTACAACCGCACCATTCGAACATATTTGTCTTACTATATCCCATGATATTGAAAAAACCAATTCTGTATCATAGGAATTTTTTAAGATTAATCTTGGATAATAGTTGTCCCCATTTATGTTAAAATCGGTTGTTTCTGGGAAATCAAAAGAAGCAAATAATCTTGCTCCCTCCCCCGCAAATTTTATTTTGGTTTTTGATTCTCCCATATCAAGTGAAGGAAGGATTATATCCATCACCGCATCAATACATTCTTCATGGGTAAGAAGCTTGTATTGGTTTGAAACCATTGCATATGGGAGCTCCATCCCTTTGTACCTGCCCACAACCACATTTTTATCATCCCACAATTTGGTGTCTTTTGTGCCATAAAAAACACCTTCTTGCCAAACATCAGGAAATTCTGTTTCTGGGAAAGTGTTTCTTACTTTGTTGATGGCTTCAATTTGTTTTTCGTATGTGGTGTTGTTAAACATTTTATTTCTCCATTCTTAAATTTAATATTTAGTAAACCATAAAACACACCCATTTCAGTTTTCCTCCATAGGCAATCCTCCATCATTAAAGTTTTTCCCACTGTACTCCACAAACACAAATCGTGGTTTTTTTTCTTTTGCCGAGATATACCGATAAACACCATTTCTAACGTTTTCCATTGCAGTACGATTTGAAACTTTCAGGACGCACCCTGTTTTGTTGTGGATAATTTTTTTCATCTTTTCCTCCATTATGGGTTAACAGTTAACGAAGCCCCATCCATTTTATGGATGAGGCTCTCGTTAAATGTTACACAAGGCCCATCTTTTTTGCTTCAACATAAAGATGGGGTTTGTTTTTAAACCTTCTTGGTATATGTTTGTCAATTTCTTTGGAATACACATAATGTTGTATTCCCATTGACATTAGCTTTTTGATGCAATCATCAAACCCCAGGTTTACCAGTTTTTTTGCAATTGAAAGGGATTCTCCAGAGTGATAACAATCATTATAGTATTCCACTCTTACTGCATATGGAATTCTTTCCGGCTGGAGTCTTGACACATCCAGATTCCTTTGTGAGTGAATGGTCAATACAGGATTATGTATACTATAATGTTTGTGTAGTACTTCTACATGTGGATGGTCAACTTTGTTATATGAAAAGTTTTTTTCTGCCCAATATACAAAATAATACTTTGGATGTTCTTTTTTCATTTTTACCTCCATTACCATTTTGGCCATGCGTTTACTTCACTTGCATTAGTAGCCATTGTTCTTGTCATTTTTACATGGGATGTGTTTTCAATATCCCATCTGTTGATTATGGCCCAGATGTAGCCATTCGTCACAGTATATCCTATATGAATGGCTTTTTTTTGATCAATCAGTTTTTTTGCCCTTTCTTTACTTATTACCATTTTTTGCCTCCCTTTTAATAGGTGGATTGTTTAATGACGTTTCCATTATTTTTTTCATTACTTCTTTTTCCAGTGAATTCATTTTAAAATCCTCCAATTGGCGTTATCTGTTCAGAGTAGGCCCAGTGGCCATTTTTTAGTGTAAACAATACCCTGTTTTTTTCGACCTCAGAATATGGTACAATGTTTTGTCTGCGACCATATTTTTGTCTGGGGTATAGAGTTACTTCCATTTCTTCAATAATAGCTTCCTTAGGTGGATCTTCGCCAAATCCACCTCTCCACATTACTTTGTCTCCCACTTTTAGATACTTTTCCATAGCTTTTCCTCCATTAAATTGTTTTTCTCAGACAATAAACCCACAAGTGTAACCACTTAATAATAAGTGGTTACCGTTTGTTGGTTTATTTGTTGAAAAATTCCAAAACCTCTTCTATTTTTACCATTTCTTCATCGAATGTCTCTTTGTAGACACTCCGTACTTTCTTGGAAACAAAAACCATTCCAAGAAGTATTCCAATCATTGCTTCTTTTGCGGTAATGTTTTTTTCTTTTGCTTGATCCCTTAATTCAGAAATTATAAATTCATCCAGTTTATTTTTGAAGTTTTCCGAAAAGTTAATAAATATCTCTTCACGGCTCTCTTCTCCATTAGTAAATGTAAACTGCCCACCATATACTGCCATTTTTCTTTCCTCCATTAATTGTTTTCTAGTATTTTAAACATGATCTCCATTACCACTTTTGATGCTCTATTTACGGAAAAGTAATCGTCCCAGAGATATTCCTGATTCTCTTTTCCAGCCTTGATTTCGTTTTGAAGCAAGTCCATCACACTGTTGAGTGTGTGGATGGTCTGCTTCATTCCATCCATCGTCATGCTACACCTCCATCCAAAAAAGGTTTTTGGTCTGTCCATCCTTATTGAATTAAAAGGATGGACAGACCGATTATTTACCAGTATAAATCTTGATAAGTTACATATTTACGGAATTGGACAAACCTGAACGTGGACATTTTCTCTCCGGTTTGTACATTTTCCACTACTATTCTTTCGGTAGTGGAATAAATGCAATATAACGGATCCGCTTTTGGAGCACTAATTCTGGCAATGGACACAAAAGCTGCCACAAATCCACTTTCGCCCATAACGTGAACCACCTCCCCTATTTCCCTTGCCTTGTCCACATATTCCTGGGCAAGCAAGTAAACCTCTTGGTCTGTTAATTTCGGATCTATCATGGGGAAAGGTAAATCTTGAACCCCATCCGGACACAACTCCTTTGCAGCGTCCATCTGCGCTTTACCCCATTTGCTACTTGGATGATTTGATAGATTCACCATCTTGTCCATAAAACCTCCTTTGGCCATTTGGCCGGTTACGCTCTACCGTTTTGGTATGAGCAAATAGAACTAATGATGGAGACCGTGGCCGGTCTCCATTTTAGTGCTACTTTAGTGCTCGCTGCCCATTCCCTCCGGACGACCCCGAAATGGGTCGACCGAGTGAAACGGATTTGCCATCTTCAAACCCTCTTTGCCATGCGTTATTGTCAATACGCATGGATGAAGCCCGCCCATGCGTTGTGTTTGGAAACAGGTTCTTATAGAACCTGTCCACCTGCAAGTTTCTGGCGAGAACCAAGTCCATCGATCCGCTTTCACGGATCACTTGGTCCTTATATCTTTTCATCTCATTCAGTCTTTTGTCTATAGTCTGGATGAAGCCACAAGCATAGCTCCATCCAGTATTCTTTTTCATACCCCATGCCTCCACTCCGATTTGCCTACGCAAATACCGAAAATAATATTCGGTAATTTGAACATCTTGATGGAATCCGCAAAATGTAATGTGAACTCCATCAGCCCTGTTAATTGATTTGCATCCAAAATGTCTTGCAATCATGTGGGAAAGGGTCTTTTCCCACTTTTGATCCTGTCCGGAAAAGATGCATTTTATGGATAAGTCTTCTACCTCATCAATGGTTGTATCCTTTTGTCGGATATCAACCATCTCAATTTCGTATTTAGCCATTATCTCGCCTGCTCTTTGCATGGCTAGATTGGCTTCATACTCGTTTTGTGAAGACCCCAACTCAAGAAGTGCCTTCACCTTTTCCATTATTCTTTCCTTTTTCTGTGCATCCATTTTGCTCTCCTTACATTAAGATTATGGCAATCATTGTGATTACCATGTAAAGCATAACTGTTATAATGGTCAATTCGTTTTTTGTCATTCAGGCCTCCATTTTACGGGTTTTTTGTTTTGTCTGGGATAATCTATAGAATCCCATATATAAGCTAGATCAGAATTTTTTTACCATTTTCAAGCGAGACCGTACAAAATCGTCCATTTTCGTTTTTATCCACAATGGAGCGAAATGTTTGCTTGTTCTACCCTAAGTAATCTGTTGAAAAAAAATGGGCATACGGTTTTATGCGATTTGCCCAAGTCATAAAACCAAAAAAAAATGGCCATGAGAAAAAATCTCATGGCCATTAAATTTACTTCATCATCATTTTTAAAAGAGTCAATTGCATCCGGATCGTCTGATTTACTGTCGCCCACTTCAGCTTTTCATTGCTATGAAGAATTTTTTTCACATGGGACTCAATTTCTTTTCCGGCCGGAATGCAATTAAGGTCAAGCAAATATCGAGCGATTACTTCACTCGACGTTGCTTGCTTGTCGCCAGCAGGTTCTGTAGCGAACCGGTTTTCGGTATATGTCCGACATTCGTTATGCATTGTCGGGCGTTCGTCTACACAAGCAATGCATGCCGGATTCAACAAATTACAATTCCCGATTCTCTTGCACTCGATGCCGTACTTTTCCTTTAACTCTTCTTTCTTCATGTTGTACCTTTCTGTTATCAGATTAGAGCGGTCGTTATGACTCGCCCTTCTATATATAGGCAATCGGATTGCCTATATATAGAAGAGCACGACCGGCTAGCTTAGTAGGCTAGCCGGTCGTGAAGGTCGATGCATACTATATCTATATAGTCGCAGTTGATCGATGTCCGCATTACCTGGCTATCAGATTGCTATGGGTAGATTATCGGTTTTTTTCGATATCCCGATATCAGAATTTCGATATTACCCGATAATCGCAAGCTTTCCAATATGCTGGTGTCCATACTGCCCTTCGTCCGACAGTTTTTTACCGATTTTCTGCGACTATATTCTATTTTCAAAGAGCAATACACTACATGCCAGGAAAACGTCCATTATCGTATGTCTGCCGGTCTAACTCCCCGAATTCCCTGTTAATTTTTACGGATATCCGCAAAATCAACAAAAAATCAGACATTCTGTCTTGTTAGGACAGCTACAGGATCAACCTTGTTTTCCCGACAAGGGTTAAAAAAAACCTTCAAAGAGCAAAAAAAACATAAATACGAAGTATTTATCGGATACTTACTTCCAAAACTTTAGCTTTTTTTTTCAATTATTTTTCGAAGTAATTTCAAGGCCTTGTAAGACTTAATTCCTAATTATACTTTTATCTCACATTGGGATTATCCAAACTTTTGCTTTACGCATACTTTGTATATCTTCAACTATTAGTAATACCCTTTTCACATAAGTACTTAATATATCAAGAGTTTTTCTTGATATTGCAATTGTCGTACCTTGTACAATACTAATATAGCGATAAGCATTAATAACCCTATATACATTAAGTAATTCGGATAAGTAAGGATTATCAATGATTTACATTTCAGGAAACATGGGAATTGAGAAAAGACAGAAAAAACAGCTACTTACGATCAAGCAAACATAACACTAGTAATATGCTTTATCTATACATATAGGTGTACTATACATTGCCTTCTAATCTGTTGCCTGCTGATATAGTATAGGTTAGTTATGTATTGCTTTTGATTAACCCCGTATTTTGCTTAACCCTGTCTTTTGCTTAACCCCTTATTTTGATTAACCTATGCATTGCTTTTGCTTGTCGCCAGATAATGGATGGATTGTCGGAGTTAAGAACATGTGGATAACCTGTGAAAAACCTGTGGATAAATGGAACGAGATACCAATGGTTCATATAAAAACGAAAGTTTCCAAATGGGCCGTAAGTGCCTGAAATACCTATTTTTTTTACTTTTAGGTTACATAATAACTATTATCAGACGTTTCTATACGGTATGGGGGGAATGTGAAGGAAAATCAGGTACTTACCCCCCTCGAAAAATCTCCATCCATCAACTTTACCGGTGGACCACGGGACCCGAACGCAATTTTTTCTTTGAAAATGGTAATAGGCAATCAACTGGTGATTTACGTTCCTTTCCATTTTAGGAAGAGTAAATGTCTTGACAGGGATTATGTGGGTATACTATAGAATATACAGGAAGGAGTTTTTATGGAAAACGAATTTGACCACGGAGATGGTGATAATTTTTTTTGTGGGGATTCTTCGGAGGATGGGTTTAGTGATACAGGGGAAGAGGGGGAGGGTAAATTAAGTGGGTATAGTAATCCTTTGGGGATGCCTTTGGGGTACAAGAAGAGGTTAGGGGACATAAGGGTATGGAAGGCAGACATAGGGGATGTAAAGGTAATAAGTTGGGATGCAATACCGCCTTGTAGGGGGGAGGTATGCAGTATATGGGGGATATGCAGTAAGAGGGGGAAGGAGGTAAGCAAGAGGCATTGTGGGGTAGTGCATGAATATTTAGGTAATGTAAACGAGATGATATTCAGGAATTATTACAATCAATTAACGGAGCCTATGTTATTCAAGATTGGGATGCATTTAATACCTTTATACAAGCAATTATGCAGGTTAAAGATAGAGGAGTTGGCGGTAGAGAATTTAGTTCACATAGTAAGTGGGAGGTATTTAATACATCCTATAATGAAGGAGATAAGGGAGACGGTAAAGGATATTGAGAAGGTGTGGAGCAGTTTAGGGTTAGAGGTGAGGGAGGGGGACAGCAGGAGTGTAGAGGAGTACGAGAATGAAGTAGGGAGGATAGTGCGTGAGGCAGTTAGGTAGTAATAGTAAGAGGAGTTCGATTGGTTTTTTAGGTAAGGGTGAGTACACAGGTGGGGCAGAGGGGATGATTCGGTGGTGTAACGAGAATGTATACATACCGATATACCGGCAAGGGGATGTAATACCGACTTGGTGCAAGATGGGGAATTTACCGAGTGGGGTAGTTACGAAGACGGGGAAGAGTTACGATAGTATTTGGGTAGAGCAGCAGAAGGTATTGAGGGAGGCATTGGTATTAGATGAGAGTGGATTTTTCAAGAACAAGCTACTTGTATTTTGTTGGATGAGGGGTGAAGGCAAGTGTCAAGAAAAGGGAAGTAAGGTTTTGATGTTTGATGGTAGTATAAAGAAGGTTGAAGACATAGTAATTGGGGATTTACTAATGGGGGATGATAATACTTCTAGGGAGGTATTGTCGTTAGTTAGTGGCAGAGAGGAGATGTTTGAAGTAGTTCCTTACAGAGGGGAATCTATGGTTGTTACAGCAGACCACAAGCTTTCCTTAAAGAGAAGAAGGCGAGGTTTGCACAAGAGAGGCAAACCGATTAATGATACTGAAGCTGGAAAAATTACTGATATAACGGTTAGGGATTTTCAGAAACAGAATAAATCTTTTAAGAATTTTAATTTATTGTATAGAGTTCCGGTTAATTGGCCTGAACAGAAAGTGCCAATTGACCCCTACTTTTTGGGTTTGTGGTTAGGAGACGGTCACTCTCATGTTCCTTCAATAACTACGATGGATAAGGAGATAGTTGATTATTTGTATTCTTTTGCAAGTAAAATGAATATGCAAATTACTGTTAAATGGAAAGGTAAAGGTAATAAAGCCAAAGAATATGCTCTTGTTACTGATAAAGGTAAAGGAAATCCGCTACTTAGCCTTTTAAGAGAAAACAATTTACTTCATAACAAACACATTCCAAAAGAATATAAAGCAAATTCAAGAGAAGTGAGATTGCAGGTTTTAGCAGGACTTGTAGATACTGACGGTTATAGAAACAGAAATTCCATTCAATTTACACTTAAAGACAAACTGTTGTGTGATGATATTTTATTTTTGGCTAGGTCTTTAGGATTTCATGCAAATATTAAGAAATGTACAAAAGGGATAAAGAGTACAGGGTTTTCAGGGGAATATTATAGAATTGGTATTTCAGGGGATTGTTCCATTATCCCTTCTCTTATTCCGAGAAAGAAATGCCTTCCAAGAAGTAAGTGGAAGGATGTTCTTGTTACTACCATTAAAGAGATAAAGTCTGTAGGAGAACGGGAATACTTCGGCTTTATGTTAGATGGAAATGGCCGTTATGTTACAGGAGACTTTACAGTTACTCATAATTCTCTTCTAGCAGTACTTGTTCAGTTATGGAAGTTTTTTTGTTTTCCTCGTCAGCAGATAATGTTGGGGGCAAATTCGAAGGAGCAGACGAAGTTTGTACATTATGATATTATGAGGGATATTATATTAAACAGTCCTGAATTGCTATCGGCTTTAGGTGGGAAGAAGAACGTACAGGAGAAGGAGATCAGATTACGGGATGACAGGGGGCGGATCACGTCAGTAATAAGGGCAATATCCTCTTTTTCCGGAATAAGGTCGAATATTACAGGGTACACATTCTCAGAAATCTTTGATATGAAAAATCCAAGGTTTTTCGTACAGTTAGATGGTTCATTGCGTAATATTCCTAATGCTTTGGGGGTAATTGATTCTACTGTATCGGACAAGCAGCATGTATTGTACTCGTTATTTGTTGATAGTATCATAGAGAAGAAGACGAAGACGGTTTTTTTCAGTTATCGGTGTAGTAAGAACGCAGATCCTGGGGATTATTGGAATCCTCACATGGATGGTGATCAGTTATCCGACTACAAGATCAAATTTCCGATGGGGGAATTTGAGAAGTATTTTCAAAACCTTTGGAGTGCAGGGATTACGAGGGTATTTTCTGAGGAAGTGATTAGGGAGAAGGGGATAATGGGAATAAAGGGGGAAATATTGAACCATGAAAAGATTGCTGATGCTATAAGGTATGAATCAAGATTAACAGACATAATATCTGGGATGGAAGAGAAAGAGCATGAATATGGTCTAAACCAAGCTAGGCCGAAGCTTGTAAATTTGAGGGATAGTTTAGTTCCGGTAAGCAATTTCTATAAGTTACAGAAATGGACACAGCATGATGGCACTAGGATGTGTTCTATGGCGGAGCTGAATATGTTGGGTGATTTGCTGGATACAGACTTTTGTATTTTAGCAGGAACGGACTTTGGTGATCCTGTTGCTGTTCGAACCTATGCACGAAGCATGGGGGTGGTTGTGGCTAAATGCTTACCAAGGTCTAGGAAAAACTTCTTTGTTTCCGATACCGCTCCTAACTATTTGTATTTACTTCTTTGTGTTGTTCATGCTGAGAAGAATAATTTGGGGGCGATTAAGGAAGCATTAGAGGAATGTAACAAGGAGTATGATGGGATTGATACCTTATGTTCGGAGAGGTTTGGTTCTTGGGATCTTTCCGAATGGTGTGAAGAGAGGGCAATAGAGTTTGATCCGATATTCCCTACTTATGATCGTCAGAGGGAAGGATTTAATAATTTATACAATATTTTTAAGTTTGGTTTGTTTAAATCCCCTCCTACAGATTTACCTGGTAACAAGCGTTCAGATATATTAGATGAGGAATTAGAGGTGTTTGACCACGATTCCTCTAAGAGATGGTTTGGTTCCCCAGAGAAGTATGAGAAAAATGGGGCGCAGGATGATACAGTGTATGCTTTGAACTGGTGTATTTTTGGTGGAAGGAAGAAAAGCGTGAATGATTTTCGTATTAGAAGAAGTTCCGTTAGTTTTGGGGAAATTGTGGGGAATTCTAGCTTATTGGGGAGATATTAGAATAAATTGCTTGACACAAGTGTTTAAAAATACTATGGATATAGGTATGGAAAAAGATATAGGAATGGATGATCTTTTAGAGTACTTATCTACAGGGAAGGGGGCCACAAATTTTGTATCTCCTTGGCAACATAATGTAGATATAAGTACAATTACTAGAGATGAGGATGGATTTGATTTAATTTCTAGTAAAAGCACCAATATGACGAGAAAGGAATTGCAGGATGAATGTTGGAGAAGGTTTCATCTATCACCACAATTCAACACTGCTGTTCGAGGTGTACAAGGAAGGCTTACCGGTTATGGATTTGAAGTTACTTCCCCCATATTTAAAATACAAAGGGTAATTGATGAGATAGAGCAAGATCCTAGAAACAGACTTTATTCCAATTATTCAAAGTTTGCTTTGCGTTCTATTATAGAGGGGGAGCTATTCTTAATAGTTTCTTTGCATGTTGATGGTTTTATTGAAATTGATTTTCTTGATCCTTCTTGTGTATCCGGTTTAGGGGGGGAGGAAGATTGCGGAATAGTGTTTCATCCGGAAAAAACGAACATGCCTCTTGTTTATAACATACAGGAAAATGGAAAGACTACTTGCCAAATACCTTCAATTTATATTGCTAGATATCCTGAACTTCTAAATGTAGCGAAATCAAAGGAACCGCTTATTAAAGACGAATTACTAAAAGACAGCAAAAACGTAAAGGCTAAATATAATAAATTCGGTGGATTTTTTAGATTTGTAATTTCTTGGGATAAGGGGGCTTTAACGAAACGAAATATATCATATCTTAGAACGACACTAGAATGGATAAATTATTACGAAACTTTAAAGAAATATGAAATAGACCACAAGAAATCATCTGGATCTTACTTATGGCACTTTTCTTTTGAAGACGCACGAATGTTTAAACTATGGTTATCATTATCTGATGAAGAGAAGAAGAAAACAGCTATATTGGCAAAGAAAGTTCCTGGTGGGACTATTATTACTCCTCCTGGAATGAAGATGGAAGTTAAGAATCCTGTTTTGTCCGCTATTAAAGATCAGGATACTGATATATTGCACATGGTTACATCTGGATTGAATGAACCGGAAGATGTGTCAACGGGGCAATCAAAAGGGACGTTTGCTTCAGTAAAAGCTACTCGTGGGCCAATGAGTGATAGAATTAGTGATGAAATTGCTGAATTTGAAAGATTTTTACGATATGACTTATGGGGGAATTTGTTTTATTTAAAAGCCACAATATCTAATTTTGCATCCACATTTGTTGTTAGAGAAGCAGTTGATTTTAAAAAAGGTGAACCTGTATTTGAGAATGTTAAACGTAAACCCGAAGAATTACTTGAAATTTCTTTTCCTACTTCTGAGATGATTGATTTTGAAAGCAGAGCAAGAGCTTTTCTTGGTGTTAAACATGGACCTATAGCAGAAACTTTGGGTATTAGTAATAAAGAAATAGCTAGAAGAATGGGATTAGGAAACTACGGAAAGATGAGATTGAGGAAAGCAACGGAAGATGAGATGTATCCTGAATTGTCTTATAATGTAGATGCTGAATCCTTGCAGGAAGCTACTCAGGGCGGTGTGGAACCAGTTACTCAAAAGACCGTGGTTAAACGACCGGTTACAAGAAAAGAAAAATTGGCTAAAGGGTAATGTATGGCTGAAGCAATTCGATGCAATTGCTGTAAAAAGATATTAAATCCCTTGCTTTTTTTATCTGTGCGTGATAAATTAGCAATAATTACTTTGTTTGAGGAAGCTTCTGATATTGAAGAAGGTGATATTTACATGACTTGTATTGAATGTAGTAGAAGAAGGGAGGTGTTGTTAAATGCCATGGAAATCTTCGGATGTGAAAAGTCACACTAAAAATGAATCTGAGGAAACAAGTGTATCTCTAAAGGTTCCTAAAGAGGCTTTTAATTTTACTGATTTGGATACAGTTGTTGAATTAAAGGAATCAGAAGGAAAAGCACGACTAGAGATGGTTGTATATTCGGGGAAGGTTATTGACCACGCTTGGTGGGGGAAGTTAGCTATTGATGGAAATGGTGGATCTTTCAAGAAAAGAAAGTATCCTGTGTTATTTGAACATGATACTTCTAAACAGATCGGATTTACACATAAACCTAAAGTAGAAGAAGGGGGGAAAGTAATTCTTGACTCTGATAAAACTTTTATTTTGGAAACTGAAGAGGCTAAGAATTTTGTTTTGGCTGCTAAAGATGGGTTTCCCTTTGAAGCTTCTATTTCGATTAAGCCTACGAGAATCGAAAATTTGGAGAAAGACCAATCTGGAAGTGTAAATGGTTATAAAGTAAGTGGTCCTTTTTCTATAATTCGAGAATGGGAATTCAGGGAAGCTTCGGTCTGTACTTTCGGTGCTGATAGGAATACTTCTAGTAGTGTATTTTCTGAAGCACAAATGGAAGAAATTACTTGCAATTTTACAAATAGAATATATACTAATGTTGGTGGAACGTCAGCTATTCCAGATTTTCCACCGTCAATTAATTATTACAAATATATAATACCGAAGGAGGTGAAGAAAGATATGAAGACTTTGGCTGAATTGAAAGAGGAGTACAAGGAGCTTTGTGAGGATTTGAAGCTTGAAGTAAAGACGGAGTGCATGTTGGAGAATGAGAAGGAAGTAAATGAACTGAAAGCTAAACTTGAGGATTCTGAGAAGATTAATGCTTCTTTGAAAGCTGAGAAGGAAGCTATTAGTGAACGTCTCATTATTCTGGAGAAGAAGGATTCCATTAGAACCGAAAAGGAACTGAAGGATCAGGTGGACGATGTTTTTACCAAGCATCTTTCTGAAAGTTCAATACCTAATCGTTATTGGGATAAGGTGAAAGCATGTGTAAATTCAAATACTTACATTAAAGACTTGTGTCTTGATGTTAAGTCTTTTACAGATGCGATTGTCTCTGAAATTAAGGATTGGGAAGATAAGGGTGTTACTACTGAAATACTTGGTTCTGGGAAGACAAAGAGAGATTTGAGTGATCAAGGAGGGAAGGATTTTGATGCTAGTTCTATAGCAGATAATCTTCTTAAACTTGCTGGTCAGAAAATAAACTAAAGGAGGTGATTTAGAATGGCTAATTTGGTTCGAGATATTCCTAGTGTACTTTATGGAACACAAGATGATTACAAACGTCTATTTTATAGTCCTGTTGGTATTGCTTTGACTTTGCCCATTACTATTGGACCTGGTTATGGTGTGCTGAAAGCAGGTACTTTGATGTCCAAAAATGATTCTGCTGCTGGTAATTACGGTAAGTATGTTCCTTATGATACGCACGGAACTATTACTGGTGCAGAAAATTGTCCTTCTAGGGCGTACATCGTTACTGATGGTGCTGCTGATAATTATGCCTATGTAACGATGGATGATTCCTACAAATTCATTGTTGGTGATGATCTGATTGCATATGATGGGAATACTTCATCCCCTGTTGCGGTCGGAGCTATTACTGCCATTGATCGTACAACTTATGCTCACATGGCAAAAATTACTGGTTCTGCAAATCTTACTTCTGGCATTACCACTGCTCAGTTTGGATATGTGGAATGTGAAGGAGCTGACACGGCTGATGGTGTTCTTATGAATACTGTTGATACCGGAAAAGGTTCAACGGCACAGGGAGCTGTTGCAAATTTGATTATTGGAAATGCGATTCTCTATCGTGCTGCTATTGTAAACTATGATTCTAATGCTGCATCGGACCTTACACTTACTGTTAGTGGTCCGTATCTAATTTTTAAGTAAGAAGGAGGTGAGTTACTATGCCTATTGGACGAAGTGATATTCCTGAATTGAGACTTGAAACTCTTCGGGCTTTTGTAACGAAGTTTATGAGTCCACCGAATTTGCTTTTTGTGAATATGTTTGGCACCAGCCAGGCTTCCGGTTCTACAATTAAATGGGAAAGCCAGGAAGGGACTCGTGGTATGGTTCCTTTTAAATCTCCTGGGGCACCCACTAAAGTAACGGCTCCCATTGGTATTGCACAGCACTCTGCTGAAGCAGCGTTTTGGGGTGAGAAAATGTACTTTGATGAGGTGTTTTTGAACAATCTTCGGAAAGAAGGTACGGAAAATCAGTATCTTACGGCGCAAGCTCGTCTTGCTCGTGAAATGGCTGGTTTGACTACTCGATGTATGCGAAGGAAAGAATGGATGTTTTCAAAGATGATTACTGCCGGATCTTTTACTTACTCAGAAGCTTCCGGTACAAAATTGTCTGTTGATTATTCAATTCCTTCGGATCACATTGTTACTCTTGCTGCTGCAAGTAAGTGGAATAGTGGTAATAACAAAGATATAATTGGTGATATAATTGATGGAAAGAAAAAGATTTCCGATGATTGTGGTGCCAATGTCAACTATGCTTTCTGCAATTCTACCACTTTGAAGTATCTTGCAAGGGATACGACTATTCAGACTTTACTTAGCAAATCTGCTTTTGGTGAGGGTGACCTTTTCAAAGGTAGTGTAAACAATATAGTCGGTGTGAACCCGAAGGTAGTGGGAGCTTTGTTGGATATTCCCAATCTTATAGTTTATGATGAAATCTATGAGGTGAAGGCTTATCTACTTGCTGCTGTTGCCGCAAGTTCCACGACCAGTGTTACTGTTGAAAATCCTGCTGATTTTGTTGCCGGTGGTACTCTTCGTTTTGTTGATGTTTCTGCTGGTACTTGGGAAGAGGAAACTATTTCTTCAGTTACACCTGAGTCAAACTATGTTGTTGTTTCAACTGCTCCTTCAACTTCTTATAAGGCGTTTGAAGACTATGTTCTTATGAGAAAGAAGTTTATCCCTGATGATAAGTTCATTATGATGGCTTCTGATGTTGACGGTCAGAAAATTGCAGAATATTTTGAGGCTCCTTTTGGATTGAATCATCAATATGGAATTCAGCCTGATACTCATGAGGAATGGGATCCTGATGGAATTTGGATCAGAGTTCAAGATAAAGGGTTGCCTGTACTTTACCAGAGGGATGCTCTTTACATTCTTGATGTAGAGTAGAAAGGAGGGGGAACATATGACTACATATTTAGGACCTCTTCCGGCAGTTGGTTTTAACCGATTTTCTGGGAAGTCAGGATATGATTCCATTACGCTTTGTGTATCCGGAGAGATTACAGTAACTAAGAGAGGACTTCCGGTTGGTATTGCTAGAAAATCTGGCATGATTACTAATGTTGGTCTTTCATTACTTACTTGTGGTTCGGATGGCACCGACGCTCTTAATATGTCGGCTAATGTTAAGATTAATGGAACCACCTGTCTTACTACTCAGCCAAATATTGTAGCCGGTGGTGCCGGTGGGACTAATACCGGTACTGCTGAAAACCGTACTACTTTGGACCCGAATGATTCTGGTATTACGGCTGCTGTAATTGATACTACAGCAAATTCTGTTTATGTTGGGGATGTTATCACTTGTGACCTTACACTTGTGCGTACTACTCCTGAAACAGAGATGGCAGATGCAATTGTAGTGGTTGATTTTGAACCAAATAGTTATTTGCCTTAATTTAAAGTAAAGGAGCAATTCGATGGATGCTAATAAAATCGAAAGAGTAAAAGTAAATACAACCTTGAAGTGTGGGAACAATGTTTATCTTAAAGGTAAGATATATGATCCCCCCATTCCTAAGGATCTTATAGCTGAAGTTAAGGCTAATACAGGAACTGTTGAGGTTTTGGGGGTAGTCTTTAAGGAGACTGCCCCCGAACCATCCACAAATAATGTGGAACTGGAACAGGAAGAGTTGTTAAAAATGATTGATGATGACCCTTGTGTTGTTATTGATGGTGGTGAAGTTATTGTTGAGGATACTTCAGACACCAAGAAAAGAGGAAGGAAAAGACTGATTGACTAAAGATGAGCTTGTGGCTCTTCTTCCTTCTAGGATGAAAGGGCTAATATCTTATCTTGATCCCGAAGACTATTCCAGTGCTGCTGATGATGCCTCACTAGAATTAGGTTGGGATTTTCCTGTTTCAGATGCCCAGAAGTTTTGGACAATAGAAAGAGCAAAAAGGTGGTTGTTTTTCTACTTACTTACTCAACAGGCGCATAAGTTCCAATTTGAAAAAATAAATCTCCAGCACAGATTCGATCACTACTCAAAAATAGTGGGTCTTATGGATAGGAGATTTGAAGTTGCAATAGAGGAAAATCCTGCTTTGTTTGCTGGTGTTGATACCAGAGGACTTTTTGGAACTTATGTTTATTCCGGTTATTCTACTGATGAATTAGGATATGAAACCACATATTCTGATGACAATGTTGTAGAATTCTTTCCAAATGAAGAAAGCTAATGAGTGATGTAGGAATTGACATAAAAGAAGCCTTAGAGGAAATTGGTGTTTCTATAGATTATAGAGACATTTCAGGGGAATATATAAAAGTATCCCCAAATTCCCAAATCACAAAACCGTTTATAAGTGAGTTTTTTGTTGAAGGGATGTGTCCTTATGATACATCCTTAGTTGTTGGTGATATTATTATTTATAATGCCACTAATGAACGATTTCTAACCATGTCCAAAACTCCTAATGTTTTTGAAAATGAAGTGTATAGCTACAGAACCATTTTTTATAAATGCAACATTACTTCTGGAAAGTTGATTCGTCCTTCTGGTGAAGTGATAGATGGGCAGTATCACACTGAGCAGAATTGGGTTGAGGTTGCTAGTAATGTTGTTGCCCTTCAAACTGATGCCTTATTCGGAACCACTTTAGATGAAGGTGAAGAATTGGGATTAATCGGTTTGAAAAGGAATGAGTTGTACATTGCTCATTCCTATGGAATATCAGTTCACGACCGATGGGAACCTGTCAGTGGTGAATATTATAGAGTAGAAACAATTAATTCAAGAACCTTTACCGGCATAGATATTGCAAAAATAAGTGAAGATACACGATAACCAACCAAATAAAGGATTAAGTTATGAAACAAACAATTCTTTTGGTGGGGGAACACCCACTAGCTTCAACTGGAAATTCCGGAATGTTGGCTTCTTTACTAAGGGAGCTGGATCTTAATTCTTATTCACCCACATTGTTTTGTTCTTTGCCTCATTTGCTTGATTTGGGGTATTTGTCGAAGAATGTTTTCCCTTTTCCAATAATAGATGCTACTGATGGGAAAGATCATTGGGGATCAAATAAACTCATATGGTTGTTGGATAACAATAAATTTGATAAAGTGGTTTTTGTAGGGATTGATATTTGGAGATACGCTTCTGTTCTTACAGAGTTAAAAAATATTACTGATTCAACGAAACTTGTTAGTATTTGCATTGCTCCTTATGATATTAGTTATTTGAGAAAAGATTGGATTAAATGGTTTAATTGTTTTACTCACCCATGTGTTTATTCCAAATTTGCATATAATCTATTAATAAGAGAGATACCTAAAATAGGTTATTTCCGACCTAATCTTTATCTTAGTGAAGTCTTTGCTCCCTTCCCTGATAAGAATAAGGTAAAAGCAGAAATTTTCCCAGATATGGATATTTCTACTACTGTATTTGGTTTTGTCGGGCACAACCAATTTAGAAAAGATCCACAAAAATTAATTAAAGCTTTCAGCATTGCTAAGAAATACTCGAAAAATGACATTACTTTATTTATGCACACTGATTTTGAAAGCGGTGTTTTTAATTTGAAGCAGTATGTTATGGATTGTGGTTTGAAAAGAGGTGATATAAGGGCAACAAGAAGCGGACAGATTTTTAATAGAGAAAGTCTTGTCAAGGTATATAACAGTTTGGACATTCTTTTGAATTGTTCCTTCCAAGAAGGATTGTCGTGGACTCCAATTGAAGCAGGTCTGTGTGGTGTACCGGCAATAGTTTCTTCGACAACTGCCCACATTGAACTTGATTGTGAGTACAATGTTCCTTGTGAACAAGAAGTCTATCAGCCTTTGATAGGGGAATTAGGTGACACTTGGATGGATTCTAATTCTTGCAAAGCAGAAGATATTGCTGAGAAGATGGTTTTGTTTATGGAGGCGAGTAAAGAGGAGAGAAAGGAATTATCTGACCATGCTCTTTTGAGAAGTAAAAAGTGGATTTCAGAAGTAAATAATATTAATTCATTGCTTTTGTCAGCAGAAAAGAAAAAGAGTTTGTGTTTAGTAAACAAAGAAAAAAACGACATACTTTTTGTACAGCATAGTTCTGCTGGTGATATTTTAATGTCAACACAGTGCTTTAAAGGATTACGAGAGAGACACAAGGAAAAGGGTCTTGTGTACATGACGCAGGAAAAATACAAAGGAATTTTAAAAGAAAATCCGTATGTTAGCAGGGTTGTTGATTGGAACCCTGGTCTTATTAATATATTTGAGGTTGTTTATAATCCTCATGGTGAAAAAATACTGCCAGGAGGATGGAATAATTTGAATGTAAAGTTGTATTCTATGTATCCTTACTTTTGTTCAGTTACCCCTGATAAAATGTTTATTGCTTGTGATGTTCCTTCTGATGAGAAATTAATGGAGGAAATAAAAGACAAAAAATATTTGGTAGTAAATACAGGGGGGGCATCGGAATTCAGAAGATATAAACACATGGAAATGGTTTTTAAAGGAATAGATTATCCTCTGGTGCAAATAGGATCAAGTGAAGATCCCTATTGCAAAGGGGCAATTGATATGAGGGAAAAATTGACATGGACTGAAAGCGCATGGGTAATGAAAAATGCTACTGCTGCTGTTGTAATTGATAGTTTCTGTTCTCATTTGGCAGGTGCTTTGGGTACTCCTGCTGTAGTTCTTTACGGCCCTGCTCCGGCAAGGGTTGTTGGTCCTTGGTATGAAGACAGAACTAAAGTTATAGAGATGGAACCGGATATGCTGAAGGTTTGTAACATAATGTCTTATTGCTGGAGTAATCCTAAAGTTAATGCACAAACAGGGAGAAGATTGTGTATTTCCCCTTGTATAAATTCACACAATCCAATAAACATTAGCAATAATCTTAAAAAACTGATGGGAGGATTATCATGAAAATAAGTCTGGTAATTAATGCTGATACCAGAACAAAATGCACACTTCCTATGACTACTACTCTTGATTCTAACGGTGGTTGTTCCTGTGTAGATTTTATGACTGATGGGGTTTTAAATAAGATAAAATTCTTTCGTGGAATAAAAGCGGAATTAGAAATCATTTTGTTTGTAGATACATCTTCTGGGAAAATTCCTGATGAAATAGAACAGAAAGTATCAGATATTTGCTATGAGTATAACATAAATCTTATTTTATATACGATGGATAGGGGCAATCCTTTATATCCTAAGAAATATGATATGGTGTACATTGAGGCATTGTGTTCAGCTACTGGAGATTATGTAGCTCATTTTGATGGTGATATGGGGGCTTTTAGGTCGGATGATTCCAATATTTTGGAGAGATATTTATATTGGTTAAATTCAAATTCCTATGAGTTTGTTTCTCTTCCTATGATTGGTTCTCCTAATGCTGGATTTGAAAGTAGGGATTATTGGTGGGCATCAACTAGATTTTTTATTGGGAAAAGAGACTATTTTAATAGGGATGAAATGATAAGGTGTTTTAATAATAATTATGTGTTGAATAAATATGGTGTAGCCGTATGGCCTAATTGTGTTGAGCATGTATTAGGGGCAAGAGCAGGAAAAGGAAGAGTGTTATATCCTGTTGTAGAATTTGATAATTCTATGCAAAATCCAATACTTAGAGAAAGTGGATACATGATTTTTAGTTGGGCTACTTATTATAAGGGAACAATGGAAAAACTTAATTCAATGACTTACTCCCAAGTTTATAACTATATTATTAATGAATGTGGGGGAATTCATGGAGCTAATGATGTTATTGGAAAGGAACTAAAATGATTTTTATAATGCAATCAGTAAATGAAGAGACATATGTGAAAAGGTTGATCTCGAAGGTAGTGGAGTATCCTTTTGTTGATAGAGTTATTGTTATTGATGGGGGATCTACTGATTATACAGTTCAGGAGCTAAATAAGTTTGATAAAGTTGAGGTGTATGAGCATCCGTGGATTGATTGGTATCATGATATGAATATAATGCAGAGGAACATAGCACTTTCTTATGTTCCTGAAGGACAGCTATGTTTTATGTTGGACTTTGATGAATGTCTATCAATGGAGTTGGAGCAGTATCTAAATTTTGTTAATACACAGGGGGTTTCTTCAGAAATGACATTGATTTCAAGGAAGACATTTGAATTGATGCGGTATCCTGATAGTCCTTGGTGTATATATGGAGAAGATGGGTTTCCTCTTCTTAGTCATCAGATAGGGCAGTTTCCTGATTGGCAGCCTCGTTTGATTAGAAGAAGTTTTCGTCAACATTGGGTAAATAGTCCACATCATCTTCTTTTTGGAGTAGACGGTGAAACAACTGCACCGGAAAATGCTCATATTATTCATTTTGAGAAGGATGATTCCAGGAATAGAGAAAGAATAGAAAAGAAGTGGCTAAGGGAGCAAGCTAGGAGGAAAATGCTAGGCCTTGTTCCAGATGTTTTCGAATGTAAACCGAAAACCGAAATATTTGAATATTCTAATCCTGAATCTTGGAAATGGTAGAATTGATGAAGATATATTATGGTCAGCTTGCAAAAGAGGATTCTGTAGCTTATGTTAGAACTATTGCTGAAAGAATGGAAAAATATAATTCTAATATTAGAGTTGTACAGAATATTGCTGATTGTGATGTTATTTTTTTAGGGGGACCAGTAGTATACTATTTTGATTTTGATATACAGAGAGCAGAACACATAAAAAAATCTGGGAAACCCATTATTACGTTTCAAATTGCTGAAGGATATCCAAATAGATTTGAGAACAGTTTCCCTTTTTATGTAAGTTTTCTTGAGGAAACACAAGATAGAATAAAGGTTCATTTTTGGAGAGATTTATTTAGGGAAGATAAAGATAATTGGGATAAAATTTATCCCTTAGAAACAATTGAAATGGTTCAAGAGACATCCAAGTTTTTTGGGGAACCTTCGTCAAAAATACAATTTTTTAATAGACCTTATAATATATTTATGGCAACCAATTGTTTTAATGATTCTCGTATAGGATTTTTTAGAGCATATTATGGTGAACCGGATAGTTTTGTTGAGAATATACTTCCTGAATTAAGACTTCCTTTTGAGGATATACTTAAATATCATGGGGCTTCAAAAATAAGTTTAAGTCTTGAAGGGTCTGGATTTAAATGTGGAAGACATCATGAGGCTTCTTTGAATAGTGTTATGGCTACTCCTGGTGTTGATGTTGTTTGGTCATTTCCATGGATAGATGGATTAAATTGTATTGGTTTACCATATACAGCTCGTGAGGGAAAATTTACAGCCGATGTTGTTTTGGGTGTTTTGAAAATGAACTACTATCTTAAAGATAACCCAGACCTTCTTTATAATATTTATAGGACAGGATTTGAGAATGCTAAAAATTATTATTTTCCATATTATTATGGAACTTACTTACCCAATAAAGTAAAGGAGTATCTATGACAGATATTATTAATCGGTTGTTAGAAAAATTTGGATATAATGAAATTGTTTTTAATTCTTGTTTAAATCCTGCTTTAGATGTACATGGGGATAATGCAGATATTCTATTTAAGTTCATTAACAGAAAACCCACTAAGGTTGTTTTGGAAATAGGAACTTATCACGGATTATCAGCAGCTTACATTGCCACCTTTATTGAAAAGGTTTATACAATTGATCTTATGGATTATGAAGAGAAATACAAGTTTTGGGATTTTTTAGGAGTAACTGATCGAATAAAATTTATTAAAGTTAAAGATGATAACGAAAAAAGAGAAGTGATAGAAAGTATTCATTTTGATTTGGCTTTTGTTGATGGGGAACATTTTAAACCCTATCCTGAAGTTGATTTTGAAATGGTAAAACATTGTGGAAGAGTTATTTTACATGATTATTGCAAAGAATTTCCTGATGTGATTGAGTTTTGCGATAAGCTAAACAGTAAAGAAAGAAATGGGTTATTTGTATATTGGGAAGATTCATTGAGTCCACAAGTATTAATGCCAGAATTTCACCATAATCTACATTATGTAAACCAATATTTGGTGGGTGCAGGGTTTGATATGGGATGTGGAAGCAATCCTTTACAAAAACCAAATTGTTATCATGTAGAGGTGGCTTCAAAGGAAATGTCAGAAAGGCAGTTAGGAAGACCTATTGATAATTATATTCATGAGGATGCTTCTTCTATTCACGGGGGGTTGTTTTATGAGAAAGTAGATTATGTGTTCAGCTCTCATATGATTGAGGATTTAGGAAGTGAAGAGGAAATAGTGAAGTGTCTTAAAAATTGGTCTACTTTGTTAAAAGATGGTGGGCACATAATTCTTCTTCTTCCTGATATGCAGGGTGGGCGATATCCTACTGTAGAAGAAGGGGGGAACCCATCACACAGGGTGAATGTTGGGGCACCTTTTATAAAAGGAATTCTTTCTTTATTGCCATCATTAAACTTGGTTCAGATGGATACTATTCCTCATAATGAAGGGTGTACAATTGATGTTGTTTTTAGAAAGGATCAGAAATGAAAAAATGGAATGAAATAGAGGGAAGTTTTGATTTTGGTGAAGCTACTATTATAAGAGAAATATCAACTGGAAAAATATATTTAGAAGTGGGTGTGTTAAACGGAAGGTCTTCGGCAAATGCTAGTGATGTAGCAATGCATGTACATGCAGTTGATACTTATATGTCACATCCTAATGGAATTTACCAATTTGAAAAGTACACTAATTTACAAATAGTTCAAGATAATTTGAGAGGAAGGACAAACATAACATTTTGGCCTGGGAAATCTGATTTTATAGCCACTCATTTTGAAGATGAATCTATTGATGTTATTTTTATTGATGGTTCCCACACCTATGAAGGAGTATCCTTGGATATAAGGTCTTGGTGGAGTAAGTTAAAATATGGCGGGAAAATGGCATTTCATGATTATGGACAAGGTTTTCCTGGGGTTACTTTAGCATTTAATGAATTTTTTGGTATTCCTGAGATTAGAAAAGATTCAACAGCGATAGTAACAAAGAAAGAGCAAATTATAAATATGGAGACAAATAAATGAAAGATTTGACCGTTTTTATATTGCCTTCTAATGGGAACTACCCAAATAGTTTGTTTATCGGAAAAATCAGTAAAATGATGTTCAATTGTGGGTTTGCCTTTTTTTTCAATACTGATTGTGAGAATTCGGACCAAGTGAGCAAACTTGTGAAAATGACAACTTGGTATATGATTGTTTATGATAATGAGATTATAACGCCTCCTTTAATTAGAGGAATGAAAAATTTATTGCAAAGTCTAAATTATGATGTATATTCAATATTGAAGAGAGAGATTAATACAGAAAAGATATATGAAGCTCCAAGGATTTATAGATCTTGGATAAAACTTCAGGAAGGCAGTCTTCTTCCTGTACATAGTGATTTTATTCGATATGAAAGGGTTTTAGATGGGTTCATAATTGATGATAGTACCAAAAATAGTTTTTAATAAAAATCAAATAGAGAATATTCTACAAGCTAGTAGAAAACTAAAAACCTTTGTGGAAAAGGAAAGATACGAATTACCCCGTCAGTTTGCCGGTCATTATTACAAAGTACTGATTACCAATTTAAATTCTGGAAAACACATGGGGTCTTTTCAATATGGAAGAACACCAGGTTCAAGAAGATACTTAAAATGGAAGGCTGATTATGGTTCTGCTGACAAGGGTCCGTGGAGATTGGCTGATGATTTAATAAAATCCATTAAAGTTACATCATACAATAATGGATATTTAACTGGAATTAGGTCAGAATTGAAGGATAGGGGTGGGAAGTCATGGTTTGGAACGAAGGATAAACCAAAAGGCAAAAAGAAACCAATTGCTATGTATGCTAGAGTTCTTGAATTTGGAATGGAAGATAATCCAGATCAATATCATCCACCCAGACCAATGTTTGGTCCTGCACTGGAAGATTTTATAAGTTCTGATTTGGAATGGAGAATAAAACGTACTATGCATAGAATGGGGTTAACATGGAAATAAAGTCAGTAAAAGCAAGGGATGTTTTGGTGACTATTGAATTTGATGCTTCGGAAATAGATATGATATTGGATGTACTTGATCATTCAACTGTAGATACGAATGATGATAAAATAATGAAGGCTTTTAAATATGTTAGAGCTGTCTTTTGTAAAGAAATGGAACAGCTTTTATCTTCCGTAAAGGAGAAGACTGATGTCACTTGATCCTACAGCTAGAGAAGCAAATGTGCGAGATTCCTTGAAAAAATACTTTAAGGATAATTTTCAAACCATAGAGGGGATTAGAGTTTCTTTTGAAAAGACTGCTTCCCCCCCTACGGTACAAGGGGTTGAGGTGGACAGATGGATTTCAGTGAATATGGGGGATATGATTAGGGAAGCAGGGGCAAATATAGGGGTTGAGTTGTATTGTTGCACACGAAAGGATTCAGAGGGGTTTAAGCTTGCTCAGTTGGTGGATACTGTTTTGGGGTATTTACGGGATTCTTCTATGACAGATGGGATGGCCAGAGTTAAATTGTACCGATCTCATAGAGATTCAGCTTGGGAAGAGATTGGTGGAATGGTTGTTTATGATGTGGTTGAATCCCCAGAACTAGAAGCTTCTGATTTAACTAAGTATAAAATTCTTAATTGTAGGTTTGGTTGGGGAGCAAAAATATAAAATATTTATAGACAAATGGTTTATTTTTTTCTATAATATAATTGAGTGATCTTTTAGGAGTGACAAATGGAAGAGCGAGAAGCACAGAAAAGAGTTTTTCTACATTGTAATAAATGTGGCAAACGTCTTTTAGAGAGACTTAGTAATGGATTGTTTAAATTCATGTTTGGTAAAAATAAAGATTCAGATCTTCCTCCTCCAGTAGAAATTTATATTCACGGGAGTGTTAAAATAAAATGTTGGGCTTGTTCCTACTTTAATATATTTGATTATTTCCCGAAGAGTTTTGATATACCAAACAATCAACTAGATAAATAGTTGAATTCTCTGGTTTTTATTGAAAGGAGGTGATGTGAATGGCTCGTACAGGTCCAGTTACTAAGGATACGTCTACTGTTGCATTAGGATTGGCACAAGTTAGAGTTGGTGCTGCTGCTGCTAATATAGGTACTCCTTATGGTGCACTTTCTTCTTCTGATTCTATTGGTGTTTTGGCCAATACGAAATTTACAGGTAACAGCGATTGGTTGAAGCTAGAATCAGGTTATCCACTATTAGAAGATTATGTTGTTCCCATTCGTGAGTCTGCTGCTTTGGAATGTGCCTTTATGGAAATTACCCCGTATAATATGGCAATGTCTCTAGGTATTGACCCTACTTCAGGGTATGCTTCTGTACATTCTGGAGAAGTTGCGTTGGGTGGAAGAACGTCTCCTGCTTATGTTAGAATGGAGGCTGTTTATACTTATCCAAATGGTACTAATACAATGACCATTATTTTCCCCAGAGCACAGGTAAGTGCTGCTATTGAGATGGATCTTCAGATGGAAGATTGGTCAAATGTTCCTATTACGTTTGAAGCTAAACGTGCGGATAGTGAAGTAACAGGCGGAAATGCAATTTGGAACAGTAAACCGCTTGGTGCTATTAAGTGGGTTTAACAAATAATCAAAATTGAAAGGTAGTATTATGCCAGAGAATACTAATGATACAAGACTTAATCCTGGGGTTGTGGATGTCGATATTGGCATCCACAATCTCAGAACAATCAAAATATATCCACTTTCTGTGGCGGATCAGATGCAGCTTGCAGATATTATTACTAAAGCTCTTCAGAAATTTTTTCTTCATGGCGGTGGGCAGACTTTAAAGGATATAAAGGACGAAGAGTTTGTTAGGTTTGCCTTATCTCTAATTGTAGAGAACTTAGAGAAAATATTGTTATTGGTTACTAATATCTCAAGGCCAAAATCCGTTTTTAATTTTCTTAATAAGAAAAAGAATTTTCTTTATGACATAACTAACTCTCAAATGGTTGAAATTGCTGATATTATTTTTAGAGTTAATTATGCAGATCCATTAAAAAACGGAGTAAGCCTCTCCAAGAAGATCAAAGAAATGTTGAATTTGGAGAGGCAGTCTGTTGCGTCTGCTCCAATTACGGATACAGATTAGAAGATATTTATAAGAAATCCTTCAGGGAAGGTGGTCTTACAATAAACCAAATTGCTGCTTTGTTTGAATATTACAATAAAGCAGAAATGGATAAACTTAAGGTGTTAGGATCTTTCTTTGGGGTTGAATTTAAGGAGGACAAAAAGAAGAAAGGGTTTATACCATTTAAAGGACCGGATCAATACAACAAACTTTCTCCTGAAGAGAAAGAGAGACTCACTAAGGAAATGATGGGTTCACATAAAGATTTTGTCGAAGGAAGACAAATTAAGAGTACTCTCTTGGGCAAAAAGCCTTCAGGAGGTTTGTTTTAATGGAGCAAGATAGACAGCTAAGTTTAGGTGTGTTGTTTACAGGCAAAATGGATAGTAGTTTTCGGACTGCTATTTCCAGTTTGCAAAATGCTTTAAGCGGATTGAATAATATTATAACACGATCCGAAGGCATTACCAGAAATGCTGCTAAAGTAAATAGAGATTTCTCCTCATCTACTGATAAAGCAAAAAAATCAACTGAAAATTTGAGTAGAACTTTGACCAGAGGCCAAACAGCCACCACTCAGTTTGCTGGTGCTATTCAAAGGCTCGGTACAGCCATGAAGATTATAGCTTCATTTTCGATGGCAGGGTCCATTCTTTTTACACTTATTGATTCTTTTAAATCAGGTGTTAAAAACATAATTGACTATGATCAAGCCTTACAAAATATTAGGGCGATCACAGGGGCCACAACTGCTGAAATGTCAGGATTAAGCAAGACAATTCAAGAGGTTGCTTCAAACACAAGATTTTCAACAAGAGAAGTTTCAGAAGGTGCTGTTATTTTTGGACAGGCCGGTTTTACTGCTTCTGAAACAACTATGGCTTTGAAAGCTGCTGCTGATCTTGCTCAAGGTACTATGGAAAGTATGGAGCAAACTGTTGATCTATTGTCATCAACCGTTCGAGCTTTTAATTTGGACGCATCAGAATCTGGAAGGGTTGCTGATGTTATGGCCAATGCTATAAATAAATCAAAACTAACAGTTGAGAAATTGCGTGTAGCTTTTAACTATGTTGGGGCTATAGCTTCTCAAACCAATGTTTCTTTAGAAGAAACCGGAGCATCATTAATGGTTCTTTCAGATAATGGTTTGCGAGCATCTACTATGGCTACCGGTTTGAGACGTATTCTTTCAACTCTTATCGCTCCTACAGATAAAGTTAAAGAAAGAATGTCCAATATGGGAATTGCTATTACGGATATAGATCCTGCTGTTAAGGGTTTTCAAGTTGCTCTTAGAAATCTTGTTTCGATTTTGAAAGACCAAAAGACAAACACAATAGATTCATCAAGAGCTTTTGAACTTTTTGGTATTTGGGGGGCGCAAGCTGCAACTGTTTTAATTGATTCATTTAATACCAATGAGTTTAATACAGCTCTTTTAAAAATAAAAGAGACTGGAACGGCTGCGGATATGTCTTCAATTCAAGCAGAAGGTTTAGGGGTTATTTTTTCTAGGATTGCTACTCAAGCAGGAATAATGGCTATTAGAATTGGTGATGCTGGATTAGGCGGATCTTTACGAATCTTAGGGACGATAATGAGAAAATCATTGGAAACTTTCAATGATTTTCTAAAAGATGGGTTAGGGAAAATGATAGTTTCTACAGGACTCGTCTCTGCTGTTTTCTATGGTACTATTCCCGTAACTTTGCTTCTTATAGGGAAGATTAGAGATTTAAAAAATGCCTTTTTTGCTGCTATTTTAGGGGTGCAAGCTTTAAACACGGCAATGAAGGGGGCCATTGTTACTGTAGGAACTTTCAGAGCATCTCTTATTTTATTAAAACAAGCTCTTATTTCAAATTGGTTTGGACTGTTGATTTTGGGGTTATCAGGATTAATAACATGGATATATAAAGTTACCCATGCAACAGATGATTTAATACAAAAAAACCATGATTATCAGGGGACTTTAGATGAACAAAAAGGATCTTTGCTTAGATATCGAGGAGCGTTGGTACAACTGCATGAAAGTAATGTAGCTGCTGGTGAAGTAACTGAGGAGTATAATAGAACAATTTCCAGATTGATTAAGGACCATGAGGAATTAACTGGTGTAGTGGATGTAACTACAGCTAGTTATGAACAATTGGTAGAGGGGATTGATAAATTAATAAACAACATCTCTTTATTAAAATTGAGTGTAATGAAAGATGATATAGATAATTTAGCAATGTCATTGGAAGAATCTAGGGATAAATCTGAATTATTTTCCATGTTTATTAAAAGGACAGCTATGGGATTGGCCGGATTGGATATAACTACGGCTAAATATAATCAAACACTTGATAAATATGCTGAATCTACTGATAAAGGAAGGGCAGCATTACTGAAGTTGAGAAATGCAGAAGAGAGTTTACGGCAGAATACCATTACTCTTGCTTTAGCGAATAAATGGGGGAAGGATCAAGCTGTTAAATATTATACTGAGCTGGTTAAACAGAGTAAGTTTCTCTCTAAAGAATCGGACAAGCACGTTAAAACCTTTTCCAAATCCTGGGATATTATAGTTACAAAACAAGAAGAAGGATTAAAATCATATGTAAATTATGCTGAACAGATACATAAAAGCAAAATGCTTCTGAAAGATTTGGCTTTACAGGCAGCTAAGTTAAAAGAAGACAAGACCGTTGACCCAAAAGGTGAGAAGCAAATAGCTGTAGCTAGAGCTGTACATGCGGAAAATGTGAAACTTGCTGAGAGTGAATATAAGAAAAAAGAGTTAATGGAATCCGAAGATTATAATAAGAAGATTTTGCAAAGAGAAAGAGACGAAACAATTAGAGATAGCCAAATTGAAATGGAATTGGATATTCTAAGAATCCAAAATGAGCAAGATAGGGTGCAATCCAATATTAGAGATAAGAGATTGGAATATCAGAAACAACTGGAAGATCAAATTATAGCAGAGAAAAGTGCTTCGTTAGCAATTGAAGCAAGAACACAAGCCTACGCAATGCTTTTGGATAGGGAGCAAAGATACCAGGAATCTTTAGCAAAGGTTGATGATAAAACAACTATAGGACTTGATGAGAAAATCAGGCTTCAGAAAGATCTTACTACTACAAAAGAAGCTGAGTTACAACTACAAAAGAAGATTATGGATGCAACTATTGATAATGATGCTAAGGTTAGAGAACTGCAAGAAAGTTTAAATAACCAGCAATTATCTTATGCTAAACAGCAACTGGAAACAAACAAAATTATGAGTGAAACGGAAAGAGATGCTATTTTAGATCAAATAAATTTGACAAAGAATCAACTTGTTGCAGCTAAAGCTGCTGTGATAGAAAAAATTAAAGAGCAGAGATATTTTACTTTAGAAAATGGAAAGCAGGTACAATACCTTTCGGAATCAATGTATCATTTAGATCAATTATTTATTAATTTAGGGAATAGTGCTGAGAAGGCTGGAAATAAGATGAAGGAGTCTTTTACACCTCTCTCCGAAAGACTAACCACTTCTTATTTTGAAACTATATCTGATACTCTTGGGAATATAGTTAGTGCATCTGAA